GTGGTGCTTGCTTCGGCTGCCACTGTCGCTATCGGAGCCGCCGCTTCAAATAGCATAACCGTGACCGGTACCACCACCATCACCGCTTTTGATACAGTGGCGGCAGGCATCGTGCGCCGCGTGAAGTTTACTGGGGTCTTGTTGTTGACCTACAACGTGACTAGCCTCATCCTGCCGACGGCGGCAAATATCACCACCCAAGCGGGTGACGAGGCCGTTTTCCGATCGCTCGGTACGGGCAACTGGGAGTGCATCGGTTACACCAGGGCTGATGGGACCTCACTTGCTATCTCGCCGGCAATCCTAGCTACTGATATTCACGCTCTGACCGGCAAGACGACCCCTGCTGCCGCGGATGAGCTGCCGTTGCTGGACAGCGCGAGTGGTTTTGCGCTCGTCAAACTTACGTTCGGCAACTTGCTAACAACGCTGTATGGGTATGTCGTTCAAATTACCGCAACTACAGGCTCGGCTATCATTCCTGCTGGCACTACTGCTCAACGTGACGCAACACCTGCTGTGGGGTATTCTCGATTCAATACAACACTATCTCGATTTGAATACTGGAACGGTACTTCATGGATCGCTTCGCTAGATACGACAATCGGTGATGGACGCTACAGTTCCGGCGCGTTCCCTTTCGCCCCGGTTGCCGCATCTAATGCACTCGGCGGGTCTTTGGGCGCCTGCATCCTGTCGTTCCGCAATCCTACGCTCACCACGGGAACGCCGGTGCAGGCTTCGATTGCAAGCAGCCTTGCGCTGCCGGCCATCCCGGCAACCTCGAGCCTCGGCGCTGTAAGCGCGCAGCAAACTCGGCTGGCCTATGGCGTTGCATACAACGGCGGCACGCCAGTCGCAGTGGTTGCCAACGCTGACGGTGGCATCGACATCAACGAAAGCAATCTATTCAGCCCGACAACAATCGGCGCAGCGTCGAATTCCGCCAGCACAATCTATTCCGCATCGGCGGTTGCCGCGAATTCGCCTATCAAGTGGATTGGTATCGTTGATGCGACGTGGACTTCCGGCACTGGCTGGGTAATCAACGCCGTGACGCCGCTGACCGGGCAGGTGATCCTGCCGTCGCTGATCCTGTCGTCGCTGATTCTGGCGGGCGGGAACTGGATTGACCAAACTGCCAGCCGAGCCTTCGGGACGACCTATACCAACACGGGCAAAACGCCGAGGCAATATTCGATCTATGGCATTAATGTGGTAACTCCTGGTGGAATGACGTTGACCGCTACGGTTACTAGCCCATCAGGAGTTGCCACAACTCATGCCAATGGCGCACCCGGTGCTGGGCTTGCAAGCAATAACGCATATATCGGCTTGTTCGTTGAGATTCCCCCAAAATACACAATCAGCGTGGTTGGGATAGCACTAACCCTTGACAAATGGAACGAGCGTCAACTTTAAGGAGAAATCATGCGTAAATATCTACTTTCACTATTTTCAGTCTTTGCATTGGCATATTTCACGATGCCGGTACTGGCATATCAATCTTCAACGGGCGGAACGTCCACGGGCCTTCACTCGCTTTCTGGCACGGTCAAAACATCTGATGCGTATTTGTCCTATATGCCAATCGGCGGGTCAGTGCCATCTGGCCCAGTGGAATCGACACCGATTGTATTCAACGGTGCGTTATACACCATCACTAGCAATAGCATGAGTGGGACTTATCAAGGCACCTTCAGAGTAGATTCAATGTTGCATCGTCCGATGGTCACGGTGAATGCTCCAGGTATGCAATATCCTTGCGCCTATGTGGAGAATGGTACGATCTATGTATACGGAACAGATAGTACGCATCAGTATGTTAGCGTTATGACCAGTTCCGATTTGATAAATTGGACTGCACCCACTGTAGTATTCACCGCTCCATCTGGCCTTGGATTTTACAATACATCCGTCACCAAAGTTGGCAGTGGCTCATATGTCATGGCGGTGGAATCCACCGATGCTGCATATCCAGGCATCCCATTTGTCACGCATTTTCTTGCGGGAACATCACCGACAAATTGGATAATGAGCGCCGGACTTTATAACAATAACAATTTCACAAACTGCCCGACCATTAGATATGCTGTTGGTAAATACTACTTGCTTTACATGAGCAAAGCAGTTGATGCTTATTTCACTTTCATCACTCGTTCTGCTGATTTGACCAATTGGGAGAACGGTACAGGTTATCCAGATGGGCATACTGTTCCACTTGCTCCTACAACCACTGAAGGAATCAATAACAGTGATATGGATATTGTCGAATTTAACGGGAATGTATATATGACATTTGCGCGAGGCGATCAGACCAGTTGGCTGGAAACTACAACGGCAATATGGCCGGGAACTTTGCAACAATATCTGCAAAGTTTCTTTGCAACAAATCCGTAATGTGGAGCGATACGCCATGACCATTCGATATTTCCGAAATCCGAAAAATCTGGCTGATGTTCGCGGCTTCGATGATGCCGTTGCGTCTGACCTCCCGTATATCGCCGAAATTCAGGCGCAAGGCTACACCGAAATCACCGGAAGCTGGCCGATTGCCAAGACGTTGCTGGAAGTGCAGACCGAGGCGCTGAACGACATTGACGCGCATGCTGGCGCGGCCCGCAATCGTCACATTACCACGGCGCCGGGACAATCCGAAACCTACGCGGCGAAAGCCGCCGATGCTGCCAATTTCAAGGTGGCTGGCTATCCGCTTGCCAGCCTTGCAAGCTATCCGTGGGTGCAGGCCGAGGCGCAGGCGATCAACGGCGCAACGCCCACAGCAGCGCAGGCACAGGGGGCAGCCGATGGCATTCTTGCCGCGCAGGCTTCGTGGGCAACGGCTGGTGTGAAAATTGAACATCAACGCCGGGCGTCCACGCTTGCCGTACAGAAGGCGACAACGGTTGCCGATGTCGGCACTGCTCTGGCCGCAGCGATTGCTGCGCTGGATGCGCTGTAGTCAGGGGGCAACATGCTGACTATCAGGTGTGATAGGTACTTGAGGGGAGGCTCTGGCTGGCGATATGTATTGGCTAAAGCGTTGTGCAGGAATCTTTTAGACCCATTTCAAATTGGCGGACATTGTCATTAATCAATAACCTAAAATAAGAAAGGACGAAGCAGTATGTTACCTCTGGACTGGATTGCATCTCACATCCCCTTTGCGGCAATGGTGGTAAAGCCTCAGGTGGAGTACCAACGGCCCCTCGTGACAAAAATCATGGAGCTCGTTCTGGTTGGCGCCATCACCGGCGGCGTCACAGTTTATGCTGACAGCATTCGTCAAGCTGACGCCATCCAGGAAATTCACGTCGAGCTGCACGATGTGAAGGCTGCGCTGGACCAGATGCGCCAGGACCTCTATGTGCCACGCGTCGAGCAGGATTTGCCACGCGACCGGAGGGCGCCGCGATGAGGACTGGTATCATTCAACGAGGCCCGTCCACTGATGAGGGCACCTTCGGCGCACTCACCATGGACAGCGGCTTCAGCTGCGTAACTGGTGAGCTCCCGTGGCGTGACAACGAGAGCGGCAAGTCTTGCGTGCCAGCCGGGACCTACGTCTGCAAAATGCAGTACAGCCCCAAGCACGGCATGGACCTGTACCACCTGCAGAACGTGCCCAACCGCGGTGAGGTGGAGATTCACGCCGCCAACTGGATGGGCGACGTTGACAAGGGGTTTAAGTGCGAGCTCCTGGGCTGCATTGCACCAGGGTTGAAGACTGGCATGTTGGCTCCGCCGGGGATGGCACTGCAACACGCCGTCATCTCCTCTGGCGTGGCGTTGAAGTCGCTTGAAGAAGACTTAGGTGGTGAGGACTTTGAGCTCACCATCATTGATTACAAGGAGACCTGATGGACCCGATTACCGCATTTACGTTGCTCTCAAACGTCGTTCCTGAGGTGCTGCACCTGCTGGGCCACGATACTGCGGCCAATACTGCCCAGAAGGTAGTTGACATGGCCAAGGTGGTCACTGGCAAGCAGTCGCCCGATGAGGCGGTGGCCGCCATCCAGGCGGACCCTAACCTGGCGCTGCAGCTCCAGAAGGCTATCATCGATGAGAAGGTGCGACTGGCTGACATCGATGCGAAGGCAAAGGCTGATGCTGCCGCCGCTGACAACGAGGCAGACTCACAGCTGACCAAGCGCATGAACGACTACGAGGGGACCGCCTCTGACCTTAAGTCGCTGCCAGTTCTCGGCCCCATCATGCTCTTCATGCGCGGCATGCAACGCTTGGTGATCAGCTATGGCACCACGTACCTTGACTACCTGTGGCTGACTGGCGGTCTCGGCGCGCTGCCTGACTTGCAGCAGCGCCTTCTGTTTACGGCCTCGCTGCTAGTCTTCGTAGTCCTGTTTGGCGAGCGTGCCATCCAGAACGTCGCCCCGCTGCTTACTGACCTGCTGGCGGCGCGCAACGGTAAATAAGGAGCTGACATGCCGGCCAACATGACCTACAGCTCGTTGCTGACCGACCTCCAGGCTTACCTGGAGCGCTACGACGCAACGCTCCAAAACCAGCTTCCTCGTATTGTGATGCTGGCAGAAAACCGCATGGCATCTGAGCTGAAGAACCTTGGCGAGCAGATTCCAGTTACCGGCAGCCTGACGCTCCATGGTCCCACGTTGCCGAAACCGGCTTACTGGCGCAACACCATCTCGATGAACATCATCGTGGGTACTCAGCGGGTGCCGCTGCTGCCGCGACTCTACGAGTACTGCCGCAACTTTTGGCCCAACCAAGCGCTGTACTCGCAGCCACGTTTCTACTGCGATTACGACTATGCGAACCTGCTCATCACGCCGACGCCCGACCAGGCTTACTCGTTTGAAATGCTGTACTTCGCTAGAATCACGCCGCTGGACAGTTCCCACCAGACTAACTGGTTCACTGACAACGCGCCCCAGCTGCTGATGTACGCCTGCCTCATCGAGGCCCAGACGTTCCTGCGCAACTGGGACCAGGTAGCTCAGTGGCAGGAGCTCTATGATCGCGGCTTGCAAGCGCTATTGCACGAGCAGGCAATGACCTTAACTGACCGGTCTGTGACCCCGACAAATAATGGCTGACCAACTGCAACCTCCAGTTACCTACCCGCTTGTCACGCAACCAGGTATCAAGCGTGATGGCACGACGCTTGACGGTTACAACTACCAAGATGGCCAGTGGGTAAGGTTTCAGCGGGGCCGCCCCAAGAAAATGGGTGGCTATCGCGCGATGACTAAGCTGGCCACCGGACCATTCCGCTCGCTGCTGGTAGACAGCCGCAACGGCGTGAGCTCAGTGCACGGCTTCTCCCCTTGGGGAGTCGAGCGGTTGCAGTTTGACATCAATGCCGGCGCCGTTGGCGCTATCGCGAATCGCACCCCACCAGGTGGTGGCGGGTCTGGCGCCACGTTGGGCACGGTTGTGCTGTCAGCCGGCGCCGTCGCGTCAGTCCCAGTAACTTCTGGCGGCCAGTATTATACGACAGCTCCGCTGGTCTTCTTCGCCGGTGGCGGCGGCTCTGGCGCTACTGGTCACACGACTATTTCAGGAGGCCAGGTAACCAGTGTGGTGATAGATACCGGTGGTTCTGGCTACACGACGCCGCCGACAGCCATCCTGGTGGGTTTTGCCCATGATGAGACGCTTGCGTGGCAGCATGATGTGATGTACGCCAACAGCGGCAGCGGCTACTCAGCGCTCATCGCTGCTTCTACTCCTGACCTGCTCGACATCGCCAACGATGCCAATGGGTATGTCTGGTCGGGCGACATCACCACGGATGCCGCTCTTCAGCCGCTGCTTGATAAGGATGGTGAAACCCCCATCCAAGTCTCTGGTGGTTGTTGCGTGCTCCAGCCGTTCCTGGTCGTCTACGGCAGCAACGGACTGATTCGCAACAGTGACGCCAACCAGATTTCAGGGGCTGCTGGCTGGCAAGTCGGTGGCGGCGGCTTTGCGAGCTCGGCTAACGTAGCCGGCACGAAGATTGTCAAAGGGGTGCCGGTGCGAGGTGGTTCAGCAGCTCCTGCCGGCCTCTTCTGGTCGCTGGATAGCTTGGTGCGCATGACCTTTGTCGGCGGCACGCAGTACTGGAACTACGACACGGTGGATGACGACATTAGCATCCTGGCCAAGAACAGCGTCATCGAGTATGATGGCATCTACTACTGGCTGGGCGTCGACCGCTTCTTCGCCTACAGCGGTGTGGTGCAGGAGGTGCCTAACCAGCTCAATATGAACTGGTTCTTTGACAACCTCAACTACGCCTACCGCAACAAAATTTTTGCCGTCAAGGTACCGCGCTACGGCGAGATTCACTGGTACTTCCCTTTTGGGAATTCCACTGAGTGTAATGCCTGCCTGATTTACAACGTGCGTGAGCAGACTTGGTACGACAACTCGATTGCGCGTAGCGCGGGCCACGCCGCCAAGGTCTTCCCGCATCCGGTCATGGGTGGCACAGAGGACCAGGTGTCAACGACGCTAGTTGGCTACACCGCTGTGTCAGGCAACTTCAGCATTGGCGAAACGCTTACCGGTCTGACTAGTGGCGCTCAGGGCACGGTGTACCGCATCAACGTCGGCTCGCTGAACCTGACCAACGTCTCAGGGTCGTTCCAGGCTGGTGAGACCATCCAGGCGCCTGATGGCGGTTCAGGCACCGTGGTCTTCATCAACAGTAATCCACAAATTGTGGCACCCATCTGGCAGCATGAGATAGGCCACGACAAGATTATCGGCCAGCAGTTTACCGCCATTCCTAGCTGGTTCCAGACCAACTCATTCGGCTTCCCAGCCGGCGGTCCGATGGAGGCCACAAGAACTCAGGTGCCGTGGATGCAACAACCGGGCAACTCCGTTGCCACAAGGGTGGTCTGGCTGGAACCAGATGCCATCCAAATTGGCGACATGACGGTTGACGTCATCGGTGGCTCTTATGCCAACTCAAAGAAGACCACAACATCCTACGACATGGCTGAGGGCCAGGAAAAGGTAGACATGAAGGCGCAGTACCGTGAGCTCTCCTTCAAGTTCACCTCGAACGTCATCGGTGGCCACTATGAGATGGGTAGCGTGATTGTGGCGATGGCTCCTGGAGACATCCGAGGATGACCTCCTACATCCTCCCGAACCCCTACGGGGTCCCTTTTGAGCGCTTCGCTAGTGTACTAGTTGAGCAGCTTTCGCTGTATAATGTGGCGCAGAGCCCGACCGTGGATAACTGGAAGGACTGGGCGGCGGCTATCCTGAGGGAGCCGTCGATGGAGCTGCAAGGGCTTCCGGACCCAAGATACTTCCCCACCTGGCAAAGTTGGGCTGCGCGCGTTCATGAAAGGCTTCTATAATGGCGTCAGGAGCACTTACAATAGCGGCACCAGCGCCGATTCAGCAAGTCTCGGCCCCTGTCTCCACAGGGCTGGCTGGGCAGCAGCTGAACGGCATCGCGCCGCTGTCAATGCCCACTGTCGGCAGCCTCACTATGCAGGCACCACAGCAGCAAGTCGTCATGGGTTCTGGGGCTCAGTCAGGTAACCCCATCATCAGCGGAATGACTAGCGGCCTTGCCTCGATGGGCTTGAATGACATGCTCAAGGGGAGCGCAGCAGCTGGTTACGGCGGCGCGCTGGCCCAGTTCCTGCAAGGAAACCCCACTGGTGCCGCTATCCAAGGCGCTGGCACCTATCTCGGCAGCCAACTGGCTGGCACACCATTCCAAGCAGCTGGCCCGTACGTCGGCAGCGCGCTGAACCTCATCCATAACGGCATCAACTCCAGCACGCTGGGTTCAACTGGTCTCGGTACGGCCGGCTATATGGTGGGCAGCGCCTTTGGCGGTCCCATCGGGGGCGTCATTGGCAGCACCATCGGCAGCGTGGTTGGCAGCGGTTGCTTCATCACACAGGCAGTGATGGCAGCCGTTGGCAAGGGTGACGCTGCACACGAGCTGCAGATTCTTCGTGCCTTTCGTGATGGCTACATGATGCGCAACCAGCGGCTGGCGCCGCTCGTCAAGGAATACTACCAACTGGCGCCGCTTGTCGTGCAGGCCCTGAGCCGTCGCCCAGATGCGCGGCAGATTTACATCGCCATTTATCAGCACTTCCTGCTGCCCGCCATCCAGGCAGTGCTCTCTAATGACTACCCGAAGGCGCTTGAAATTTATGCCGCCATGCTCAAGGCGGTTGCCCCGCTGGCACAGCAGGCTGAACCAAACCCGATTAACCAGGCTGGCATCAACCAGCTAGGCAACCACTCCGCTCAAGTCCAAGGGGCCTTGAGCTTGCTAAGAGGAGCTCAATGATGGACTTCACCCTACCTGACGGTTCTACCTTTACGGTGCCTGACGCGGCATCTGCCGCTCCGGCAGCTGCGCCGTACTCACCCTCAGCGATTGACTATGTCTCGCTGTTCTCGCCGCAGTCGGTGCAGTCGAGCCCGTACGTCGGCTTGAGTGACCCAGCCAACCAGATTTATGCCAACTCATACCAGGACACGAGCAGCAGCCCGATAGTTGGCAACGCCGTGGCGAATGCCTTCAGCGCCCCGCAAGCTGGCAGTGGTGGCGGTGGAACGAACGGCGCACTCGCCCAGATGGTTGATCAAGCCTACGGCCAAGGTCAGGGCCAAGCGCCGACTCCCAGCGCCGCCTCGAACTCACCACAGGTCGACGCCAACGGTGTCCAACTGCTGCCAGCTGGCATGAAGGTGGCTCAGATGGGTGCTGGTAACCTGGTGCTTGGCACCGACGGCCATGTCTACAGCACGGCAAAGCCGCAGCAAACTGGCAGCATTTATGGCACCATCGCTAGCCTGCTGAGTGGCAACATCAAGGGCGCCATGTCCGACCCGAAAGGCATGATGGGAGCCCTCGCCCTGATGGGCTCACTCGCCTCACTGGCCTCGAAGCCAAAGGCGCCGCCGACACCAGCTCAGCTGATGATGCAGCTGCCGCAATCGCCGTACAACAACTTCACGCCGCAGGGCCAGGCGATGATGGACAACTTCATGCAGAACTTCAGCCCGGTGGTCAAGAACATCCGTCCGGCTACCTACCGCAACTACGCTGAGGGCGGTGGCGTCGAAGCGTGGCCAGACACAGACGAAGGTGGTCGCATCCCTTGGGAGCACGGCGCACCAGCCAGGTTTAAGAGCGGTGGTGCGTTGAGCTTGGTGAACGGCCCCGGTGGCGGGCAAGATGATTTGGTCAAGGCGCACCTGTCGCCTGGCGAGTACGTCATGGACGCCGATGTCGTTTCCGCTCTGGGCGATGGTTCCAATGAAGCTGGCGCCAAGAAGCTCGACCAGATGCGCGAGCATATTCGTGCCCATAACCGCAGCGCGCCCCCTGGTGAGATTCCTCCGAAGGCCAAGGGCCCGCTTGAATACCTGAAGAAGTAAGGAGAGCCTCATGACTGCCTTGACCAGCCTGTACCAAGGAACGCCGCCGCCAGCAACGACGTCCCCTATCGTCAGCCAGCAGGGTTTGCCTGACTGGTACCAGCAGTACCTGCAGGGGATTGCTGCGCAGGGCACCAACGTCGCCCAGAACGCCAGCTTCACCGGCCAAGAAGCGACGGTGGCGCCGCTCACCACCAACCAGCAGAATGCCATCAATGCGACAGCTGCGCTGCAAGGTTCACAGACCCCTGGCATCAACCAGGCGCTGGGCTACACTGGCAACATCGTGCCAGCCGCTAATAACGCGGCAACGGCTGCTAATGCCGCCATCGCGCCGCAGGCTAATACCTTCACGGGTGCCAATGTCAGCCAGTACATGTCTCCCTTCACCAACCAGGTGGTGCAGGGGCTGATTAACTCGTCCAACCAGAACCTGTTCAACAATATCTTGCCGAACGTCAACGGCGCGTTTATCGGGTCCGGCCAGTTCGGCTCCACCCGCAACGCTGACGTGCTGGGTCAGAACATCAACCAGTACGAAACAAACCTCAACAGCCAGATTGCCAATACCCTCAACCAGGGCTACGTGCAAGGCGGCCAGCAGTTTACTCAAGACCAAGCGCAGCGCCTGCAACAACAGCAGGCAGCGGCCAACACCGCCATTCAAGGTGGTCAGCTGCAAGCCACCTCGAACCAGGCGGCGGGTCAGCAGACTGGCGCCTTGACGCAGATGAAAAACAACATCGCACTGCAGAACATTGGCGCTCTCTCCGCCGCTGGCCAGACCGAGCAGGCGCAGAACCAGGCGGTGGCCAACGCCAACCAGCAGAACGCGATCGCTGCGTCCAACTTCCCGTGGATCCAGCTCAACAACCTGTCTGGCTTGGTGCGTGGTCAGCAGCTGCCGACGACAACTACTGGGGTGGCTGCTGGACCCGCCCCCAACTACTCGCCTTCGCCGCTGGCGCAGGCAGTTCAAGCACTCGGTTTGCAGACAGCCGGTGCCGCACCTACTATCGTCTAAGGAGTAGCCCATGGCTGACAAACTCTTCCCGCAAGACGTCAACAACGCACTGGATGCGTCGCCGGTTATCTCGAACCCGCAATCGGGCGGCGCTCTCTCGCAGGTCAGCCAGCAACCTGCCTCGTCGATGCCGTCGTCGCTCTTCGGAGGCAGCGGGAGCAACCCGTACCAGGAGAAGCTCTTCGACCTGCTGTCTAAGCCGCCAGTTGATGAGTCCTCCAAGTGGCTGCAATTTGCGTCTGGTATGGGGGCGCCCACCAAGACCGGCTCGTTTGGCGAGTCAATGTCAGCCGGCTTGGCAGGCCTCGCCAAGGGCGAGAGTGAAGAAGAGGCACTCAAGCAGAAGTACAAGATGGCGCTCATCGAGCAGTACGCGCTCCTGGCCCGTCAGCAGCAGGCGCTCAACATGACTGGTCTGGGGATGCCCACCGGTGGCGGTCAGCCGCAAGGCAGCTCAGTGCCTGGTGCCGCCCCTGGTCAGACGGGTGGCATGATGACTACCGGCGCTGGTGGCCAACCTCAGCAACCCTCGCTTGACAGCCCGGTGCCTGGCTACTATGGCCTGACCCGCCGCGACATCGGTGCCTTGGTTACTGCCGACCCGACTGGCAAGGCGCTCCAGGACGCCAAGGAGAAGCGCGCCACGGCTAGCCAGCGCGCCGGCAACGTCCTGTTCAACATGGACCCCAACACCGGCCAGTGGATGGCCAACGGCTCGTCGATGACGGCCCATGCGCTGCTGCAGGCCATTGACGCTCAAATCAGCGCGAACACCAGCGAGGTGCGCATCCCGATGTCGGACGGCACTGAGAAGGTCGTTTCCCGCGCTGACGCGCTGCACCTCAAGAATGACCTGTCCCAGCTAGTTGGGGCAGTCAGCGGCGGCATTGGTGCCCCATCGCCTGCGGAGCCGGCAAAGCCGCAAGTTTCACTGCGGGGCGACGTTGGTTCTATCGCGGAGGATGCCAAGCGCCTGCCGCCTGGCGAGGACAAGAACCTCATTGAGGCAGCTCTACGATCGCAGCAAGGTGGCGCTCCGCAGCCAGCTGCCCCTGCTGCCCAACCGGCGGAGCCGGTAGTTGCTGGCGTCTCGCAAGCGCCTGACGTCGCCAAGGCCAAGGAGGACCTGGCCGCGTACTCCGCCACCGTCCCCAAGGAAATTAACCAGGACGCTGACATCGCGCTGCAGAGCCAGACGGCCCTGGGCGAGTTGCGCAACCTGATGGGCAACTTCAACCCGGGCAAGGCAGCTCCGCTCCGCCAAGCGCTGAGCGAGTATGCGCAGACCATGGGCCTGCAGCTGAACCCTGGCGAGCTGAACGCCGCTTCGTCGATGGAGGCATTCAACAAGATTGCGCTGGGTTTGGCTACCCAAGCGGCCAAGCAGCTGAGCGCCAGGCCGTCGCAGCTTGAATTCCAGAAGATGGTCGAGTCCAACCCGAACATCGCCCTGCTGCCTGAGGGCCTGCAGAAGATTATCTTCTTCACTGAGTTCAAAAACAACCTGGCCCTCCAGAAGCAGCAGGAGTTCTACCGCTGGTCGGCCGACAAGAAGCCGACGGACTACGCGCAGTTCCTGCCCTACTGGAACCAGAAGGTGATGGACCGCATCAAGAATGGCGGCGCCATGGACACCGCGCCGGTGAATCGCTTTGCCAACTTCAAGCTGGAGAAGGTAGGAGAATAAGATGGCCAAATACCGCGTGACAGCACCCGACGGCCAACAGTACATGGTGACCGCCCCTGATGGGGCTAGCCAGCAAGACATCTACGACTTCATGTCGCAGCAGCCATCCATCATGAACCGCTACAACCCGTCGACGGGCCACCTCAACAACCCGACCGAGGGGATGACTGGTCCCCAGCTGGCTGCCGCTGGCGCTGGCGCCTCGGTAGCTGACGTGGGCCGTGGGCTGGAGCAGTTTGCCGCCGACGTGGGCAACAAGGTGGGCCTGGTGCCAGACAGCACGCTGGCCAACATCCAGCAGGACATCGACAGCGCCAAACAGCTTGACGAGCCACTCCTGCAAACAGGGGCCGGCAAGCTGGGTTACATGGGCGGCACAATGGCGACCACCATGCTGCCTTTTGGCGTGGCTGGCGGTGCTGCCAGGATGGCTGGCCGCCCGCTGCTCCAGGCAGCGGCCGAGTCGGTCGTCAACCCAAGGAGCTACGGGGCCGCATCGACAGTCGGTGCCCTCACTGGCCTCACCCGCCCAGTCGCCTCGTCTGACTGGAATGGCGGTGTGCCGTTCTTGCCGCCGCGCTTGCTCAACACTGTGGCGGGCGCCGCGTCGGGGGCGCTAGGCAACCTTGGCGCTAATGTGCTTGGCCGTGTCGCGGCTCCCTTCATGCCCATCGGCAACGCAGACGATCGAGAGGCGGTGGACATCTTGAAGGCGGCCGGCATCCCGCTCGACCTGTCGCAGCGGACTGGCAGCACCTTTCTGAAGCGAGTAAAGATGGCGACCGAGGACAACCCGGTGACTGGTGGCGCTGCCCACGCTGCCAACATGGCCCGCCAGACGGCCTTCAACAAGGCGGTGCTTGGTACAGCTGGGGTGGACGCCGATGCCGCCACGCGCGACGTGATGGGGCCAGCTATGGACAAGGTCAACGGCCAGTTCGAGAGCATCCTGAACCGCAACACCGTGCCGATTGACCAGCCCTTCATCGATAAGCTGGGCACCGTGCAGTCCAGGGCCCAGATGCTGAACAAATCGGCGCCGTCCAACGTAGTCAACCACATCTTTGACGTTGCCTTGAAGAAGGGTGAGCTCAGCGGCCAGACCGCCTACTCCATCAAGAAGGACATCGACGGGCTTCTCAAGAGCGACGACTCCACAGAACGTGACTTGGGCGGTGACCTGCATAACATCTTGATGGACCAGTTCCACGGCAATATGCCAGCTGCCGACCAGGCAGCCTTGACCCAGGCGCGCCAACAGTTCCGCATCCTGAAGACCATCGAGCCGGCCATCAGTAAGGATGGCCGCGGGAACATCTCTCCGTCCCTCCTGGCCAACCAGGTCGCGCAGAAACGGAACCGGGGTGCGTCGGTCTACGGCAGGGGCCCGGATTCATTCCTGAACCTCGTAGACCTGGCCCAGTCGGGTAGAGCCATCCTGCCGGACGCGCCAAATTCTTACTCCTTCACCCGTGGCCAGATGGACCTCCTGCCCCTTGCCAAGGGTCTGCTGCTGGGTAAACCAGCCCAAGCCTTGCTCCACAGCGGCTCGAACTACTTGGAGTCTGGGTTGCCCAACGGGGCCGTCAAGGACCTTCTGCAGCTGCCGCAGACCAGCCCGCTGGTTGGTGGAGCATTGCGCCGCCTGCCTGGCTCGGTGCCGTACAACTCCCTGGCCAGCTCGCTGCTGAGCCAGGAGTTACCAGCGACGCAGCAATAACCGCCTCAGGCGCCCATCAGGCACGTGGCGCCTGATAAATCCCTCAGCGGACCTTACCACAATGGCGTAGCCGCTCACGCCAAGTGGCTTGGCGAGAAGCGCCCAGAGCCAGCTACTCACCGCTCTTCAGGTGGTGCCATGCAAAGTGCTGCGGCCTAGACCGGCGCCAGAGCTCACCGGCAGCTGGGTGGGGATACTCCTCCGCAAAGACAATCTGTCGACACCCGGTGTTCATCAGCAGCTTGACGCAGGTGATGCAAGGCGACGCTGTCACCACGCAGGTATGAATGGATTGCGCGTCCTTGCACTGGAGCAGGGCATTTTGCTCCGCGTGGATAGCCTCGCAGCCCTCCAGGTTGGTCCCGCTGGGTGACGCGGCGCCGCTGCAGGCGTGGATGTATTTTGGTCTGACTAGCCCCTTCGGAGCTGGTTCGTCGTAGTGGGGATTCATCTCGTTGCAGTGCGGCATCCCGGCCGCCACGCCGTTGTAGCCTGTGGCAATGATGTGGCCATACTGGTCCAGCAGTACGCACCCCACCTGCCGGCGCAGGCAGGTAGAGCGCTTCGCTGTCGCCCGGGCCAGCTCCATGGCCCACTGGAGCTTGGTGGGCCTACTCATTCCACACCCCGTTGAGGTTCCACCAGCGCAAGCTGTCGCCCGCCTTGGTGTCGCGCAGCATCTCCAGCGTAGCTAACAGCTTGGCTGGTGACGTGTAGAGCTTCTCAGGCGTCTTGGCGGTGCACTGAGCGTATGAGTTCCTGATGAGCTTCCTGGCGTCCTCCCACTGCTCCTCGTAGAGGTGACTACTAGCTGCCGTCAAGTACAGTGTCCCCGGCTCGATGGCTGGCCGCGTGCCGTTGGCATGGTAGAGACCGCATACCAGATGTGTCAGCATGCTGAAATTGAAGACGTCATACGGTAGCCCCAGCCACTGGTCAGAGGAGCGCATGAAAGCATGACAGTTCAGCTGAGCACCACGCATCTTAAAGTCCAGGGCCACCGTGCAGGGGATGTCCTTCGATGGCGGCGGGTTGGGGCGCCAGATGGTCATGACGGCCTGCCGGGTGTCGCTATCCTTGGCCAGCGCCTTCACCACGTAGTTCAGCTGCTCAACCACCTTGGGGCCGTAGGCGCCAGCAAAGACCTTACCGTCGTCGCTGAACTTCGTGATGTGCTTGTTCCAGGGCTCGATGGTCTCGACCCGGTTGTCACCTGTCAGAATCCAGTAGGCTTCGGCCGCCATAAACTGGTAGCTGAGCTTGCGCTCCGGTATCATCAGCACCGGCCTTCTGGCGTCAACCTCGACGGTGTGCTGCGGGAGCTCCAGGGTCTTGCGACCGCGTGGGCTGACTTCCTTCCCCTTGGCCAGGGTCTTTTCCAGCGTTTCTAACCACACCAAGTCAAATATCATTACCTATCCTCCTCAGAAAGTATCTCACTGATGGTTGGTCCCAGCCCGTAGGGCTTGGATGACACGAACCGTTTGTGATGCTGTGGATGGCTGAACATCCTCATCTTGGCTGACATCTCAGCCGGCAGGCATTCCGCCACCTGCTGCGCCGCCTCAGCCCCAAGGGCGATGACGCGACGGCTGGTCGGTTGCGGCGACTGGCAGAACTTCTCCAGTTCGTCTGCGTTTACCCACAGCAGCTGCTCCTCACCAACGCCGTGGTGCTCCAGGTGGTCAGTCAGCCACTGGCTGCAGCCGACGTTGCTGAACGAGCCGAACGGCCACTGGTACCACGGGTCCTCGTTCTTTCGCTCGGCAAACTTGTCACCCACGATGAGAATCTTGGCGTCGAGGTTTCCAGCGGTGCGGCAGCCCAGCAGGTGCGGCGCCGTGCGCGTGACGTGAGTTACCCACGCCTTTAGCGGCGCATGCTGCGAGTAGTCGTATCGCTCAACTGGTAGCGCAGTATTCAGCTGCTTGTAGCTAGCGTAAACCCTCGACAGTTGCTCCTCATTGTCTAGGTACTCAAGTGCTTTGCGCGAGCGGTAGTTGTGTAGGCAGAGCTCCAAATCGGGCAGGGCCAACACCACATGCGCTTGGCAGCGCATCGCCAGCCGCTCCAGCATCCGACGACTAGCATTCCCCAACCGGTCGGCGCCACCGCGGAACACCGCGCCGTACGGCACCTCGCTCAGCCAGCAGCGGTCGAAGACGACGTCCTGATAGCCCATGAGAGCTGGCAGCATCGCCTCCACGTACAACCTCGCCAAGCCGTTCCCCACCTGTGGGAGGGCTGGAAAGTGGACGTAGAGCGAGCCCGTCTCCTCGGCGTACTGTTTGGCTGCCGTGGACTTGCCGCCGCCGTCCGGCCCCTCAAAAATTACCAGCTTGCCGCATCTTGTGGATTTCGTCGTCATGGCAGAGGTGCTCGTAAACAGGTGCGTTAACATGAGGGCGGTAATAGAACTGGTCGTACCCCGCCCACTCCAGAATTTCCATCGTCTTGGGGCCAACCCAGCCAGCCGGCTTTCGCACGTCGACCAGGTTGCCGCGATGCGTCATGCCGACCACCTTAGCCATATTGGCACGATGGACGTCATCCCACAGCTGGGCCCATGGGAGCCCCAGCATCACCGCTGTGCCCTTGGCCACGTAGACCAGGTCGATGAGGGCATCAGCCTGGCCAGCCAGGTTCTGCGTCTTGCAGGCTTCGATGAACTCGTTGAGCTCTTCTTGCATGAAGTCTGACCGCTCCTTCAGCTTGCGCTCGGTCAGGTGCACCGGCACTTCCTGTCGCAGCTGCTGGAACTTCGTGTGGAACTGGTGGACGTCGGCGTGCTCCTTGTCGATGTTGAGGAGCGCGCAGATGAGTCGCTGGCCGAGCCGCTTGAACATGGCAATCACTTGGCACCTCCCTTGCGACATACCCACAGGTTGTTGCGCGCGTGGTCTGGGTACAACGGGCCAAAGATGTTGCTGATAGCGTCGTTGTCGAAGTACTGAGCCAGGGCGTCGCGAACGCGCTTGATGGTGTCGCGTTCCTCAGGTCCTTGCGGGTACATGGTGGACTCCGCCTTTCCGATGTGCTTGATGTCCATGAAGGTACCAAAGCGGCGCTCGACCGTGAAGCCAGCCTTCTCGATGGCCTTCTGGAGCTCGGGCACCGTGTACTCGTGGATGTGGTTCGCCGCGTGGCGCACGCCGTCGTAGACCGGCGTCGACAGGAGCAGCACGCCACCAGGCTTCAGGCAGGCATACATCGCCTTCAGCAGCTTAGCCCCGTGCTCAACCTTCATGTGCTCAATGACTTCATAGTTGACCACGACGTCGAAGCCCTCGGGGCGCAGCTTCTGGATTTCCTTCCAGCGGTCGACGAAGTTGAACTCGCCCATGAACGTCAAGCGCTGGTTGGCCGACGGCTTCAACTTGTTGATGTCCACGCCGACGTAGCTTGCCACGTGGGCGGCGGCGCCACCAGTCAGAATCTTGCTGAGCGGCTTGTCCTCCCCGCACCCGACCTCCAGCACGTGGTCCTTCGGACCTATGAAGCGGCGCGCGAAGCTCCAGCGAAAAAAATGGGCGCTGTAATCTCTATGCAGCGTCCGCCCGTGGCCCGCCTCATGAAGCTGTGTGGTGTCGTAGTCCCTGGCGTCGCGGACCACATCTTTGCTTTTTGCCATCTGTTCTCTCCTTGCGTCGTTTAGCCTCGCGCCAGTTCCTAGCGACACGAGACAGATAATCCCAAGACAGACCGTGCTCCGGCTTTGTCTCGTCATCGCACTCGACAGCTAGGCCGAATATGACTTCCTTATCCAGCCCAGCTTCCAAGTGCTCAATGACCCAGTCTTTCTTGGTCCTGGCCATGATTAGTCCTTCAGGGGCGGAGGATTCTTTCCTTGCTTAGCCAGGTTGTTGTGGTACCACTTGACGTAGCTCTTCTTGTTGTCGGGCAGGCCGAATTCCTTCTGGACCGCGGCAAAAATCTGGTCAACGGTCTTGCCGCCAGCCATGATCAAGCCTTGGAACATTGCGGCGGCGGAGGCGTACTTGCCGCCAGCGGCCTTCTTCTCAGCCTTGACTGGGGTTGCTTTGGTTTCTTTCTTGGGGACGGCTTTCGTTGCCGCCGGTTTCGCGTTGCTGCGCTTGGCAGGTGCTGCTTTAGTGGCTGTCGCCATGATTAGCTCCTTAGGGTCAGTCTTACAGATTTGGCCGATGACTTCAACGGCCTCCGGTGTTGCCCCAAGGCGCGAGGCAAATTCCCGGAAGTGCTGAATTGCTTTGTCGCCTGGGTAGTCATCAACTGGCACGAATCGCGCCTCGAAGACTTCCTTTGCCGTCTTCTTGAGGTGGACGCCCTCGCCAGGTTCGATGATGAGGTAGCTCACCGCGGTCGCCGTGCGCGACACCTCGATGCAGGTGTAGCGTTGGCGGTCGCGGTGGACGAGAATTTTACTCTCAGCCGGTACTGGAGCCGGCTTCTTAGAAGGCTTAGTTGCCACGGTTTTTCTCCTCAGCGGTTTAAGACGATGCTATCTTACCATGCTCAGTGTAACTTGTAAACTGCTATTTACGGCGCTTGCGCTGCTTGGTCAGCTCTTTGAGGGCGTCAAACATGCGATTCTGGCCGTTGGCTTTTGCCTTCAGCGCCCAGAGCATCGCTTCGTCTATAGTATCCCGTGCCAAGATGTGATGGACAAAGATTCGCTTGTGCTTGCTGCCCTGGCGGCGGAGTCGGCGAATCAGCTGGTCGTACACCTCGTAGTCCCAGGTGAGCGAGTACCAGATGATGTGCTGCCCAGCGCCCTGCAGGTTGAGGCCGCGGCAGATAGGCTCTGGGTGGCTGATGAGCAAGTCAATCTTGCCAGCGTTCCACTTGGCCTCGAGCGCCCTGAACTCAGCCTTCGGTACGTCAGCAACAAAGACCACGCGCTCGCGGTCAGCGAAGCGCTCCCGCAGGCGGTCCAGGTCATGGCCAAAGTCGTAGGCCACGATGGCTGGCTGCCCCTGCAGCTCATCGACCAAGTTCTCGACAGCGTCAATCTTGGTGTAGTGCAGGTTGTACCACTCACGCAGCCCCTTGGGCCGCTTGACGAGCTCCTCGATGTCGGGCGTGATGTAGATACCGCCGGAGGCAATTTGCCGACACTTCATCGCTGCCACTCCGGCGTTCTTAGCGGTGACGATGTCGTCGGCCACGCCAGTGATGAGCTCATCTTCTAGCTGGTTGTAGATGCGGCGGCTGTCGTCTGGCAGGTCCACCTTGATGTTGTTGGGCACGACAGCCGGCAGGTCTAGGTGGTCATCGCCAGACAAGCGCAGCACCAGCGGCGCCAACCGCTCGTAAATCAAGTCCTCAGCGCCTGGCTGCGGCACCCAGACAAAACCGTTCTTGTCCACCGTCCGGAAGTACTTCAGACGGTACTGGGTGATGTACTGTCCCAGCGCATTGCCCAGGTCCAGCATATAGCACTGGCCAAACAGGTTGAGCAGCCCGTTGGCGGCTGGCGACCCGGTCAGGCCCCAGCGCCGACTGAAGATGTGGAGTACCTCCTTCATCAGCTTGAACCTGCCAGATGCGTGGTTCTTGAACTTGGTGAGCTCGTCAATCGTCAGGATGGGGTTCGGCCCCAGCAGCTTCTTCACGCGGCTCAGGTCGATGGTGACGTGGGTGCGCTCCTTGCCGCGGACAAGCCGCTTCTCACGCTTCGCCTGGAACAACCAGTCGAGCCCCTCTGGGTTGATGGCATAGATGTCAGCGTCCTCCTTCAGCAGCTTCTCCTTCTTGGGGCCATGCAGCACCACCACCTTGAGGTCCTCAAAGTCAGTCCACTTGCTGACCTCTCCAGGCCACACCGAATAGCAGGGCAGGATGGGGGCGATGACCAGCATCTTCTCCGCCAGCCCGCGCTTCTTCAGGAACTTGAAGGCCGCCAGGGTAATGGACGACTTGCCCATCCCCGGGTCCATGAAGAGCGCACCGCACGCGTGCTCCAGCAGGAACTTAACCGCGCCTTTTTGGTAGTCATGTGGCTGCCAAGGCACGCTCGATGCAGCGAAAAGCTCCTGCGACGCTGTCGTGGACTTCAATGTCATAGCCAAGTTTCCTTAGGATTTCGTGGGTATAGGCCTGCTTCGCATCTGGCACGCCGCCAGGCCGCTTGAACTCGATGAGCACAGGGCGACCACCTGGCACCAAGAAGATGCGGTCTGGCCACGAGGTGTCGGAGCCTGAGTTGAACTTAAGGTGGCGGACACCGAGCTTGAGCGCAATCTCATTGCACGCCTTTTGCTCGATGTCCTTCTCAAGCTCGTCACGGACATGGATGCGCTCTACCATGAGAAGGGCGCCACCTGCGCAATTTCAATGGCGTGCGCTGCCTGGGTCTTGGCGTCATCCAGCGCGTTGTGGTGCACGCCGCCACGCTTCGCCTTAATTTGCGGGAAGAAGCTCTTCAGCGTGCGGTAACAGCGACCGTTGTACGGGCCCCAGCCCTGCTGGATGCCGGTGGCGGCGTAGGCGGCGATGAGGATGGCATTGTCGAAGTCGGCGCCGTTTCCCCACACCTTGGTACCAGTTGCTAGGAACTCGTTGAACTCAGCCAGTGCTTCTTGAATCGGCATAGCGTCTTGGGCGTTTGCCTCATCCAGCACCTTCCTGGCTTCGGGCGATTGCTTCGCCCACCAGGCGGCCGTCTCTTGGTCCAGGTGAAGGCCGACTGACTCGCAGGACTTCAGGCTCACGACGCGGTAGTACTCACGCCCCAGCCCCAGCTTCGGGTCGAACTCCACGGCCCCGATGGACAGGATGGCGCAACCAGCGCGACGACCCATGGTCTCCAGGTCGGTCATTGTGTTTTTGAACTCAGACATTGCTTTACCCTTTCTTCTATCAGTTGTTGACGATGCTTAAGCAGCGCCTGGCGAGCCACCTGGTGGCAGCTCTTGCAGACGTGCAGGAATCCCACCTGGTACAACTCCCTCGGCACCGGTGGGGGATGCTTGGCGACAGTCGCGATGAGCTCCATCTTTTCAGGCATCCTGATGGGCTCACTGCAGCAGTCACAGACGTACTCGTATGAGATGACAATCATCTTGATTTCTCACACTTCTCCCGCTTAGCAATCTCGCGGTCCAAATACCACCTTGCCTTCTTCAGGTCCTCAATGGCATCATCCTTGAGGTCAGCACGCCAAATATACTTTACGGCGTTACCGAGGTTGAACCCCATGTGCTCAGTAATTTGAATGCACTCAATGCCGCTTGGGTGCGAGGTATAGTGACGCGGATGATTAACAGGGTCATTTTTAAGCAGCTTGCCAGCCATGATTGCCTCCTAGTATTTGCACTGGCCGCCACCGTTCGCCTTGTTGCCGGCACGGTAGTGGCACCACTTGCACTTGTCATTGGGGCGCGGGGCGAACCTGGTGTCGCTCAGCATCGGCTTGACGCGCTTCTCCCACAGCTTCTTGAGGCGCGGGATGTCAGCCCGGGTGAAGCGCAGCGGCTCCTTCGGTTCCACGATGCCCAGGTCCAGGTAGGCGAGCTCAGGCTGCACCTCCTCAATGTGAGGCAGCGCCAGTAGAGCGGCCAGCGCGTAGAGCTCCAGCTGCTCCATGTACTCCTCCTGGCGGCGCGGGTCGTGCTTGCCTGTCTTCCAGTCGCGTACTCGCAAGACGGTGTCGCTGAGCTGGTAGGCCAAGTCCAGCTTGATGCGCACCCAGCAGTTAATCCAGTCGTCCCAGCGGGTGCCGTCCCAGTCCTTGGTGAATGACCAGTTGTCTTCCACCACCATGCCTGAGATGCTCTTCTTGTACTGCTTGCGTAGCTCCTTGAAGTCGTCCTCGAAGAGCTTCAGCTCGGCTGGCAGGCGCAGGAGTTCCCCCTTGACATACTTCTCAGCCAACTTGTGGATAGCATCGCCGCGCGCCATCGCCTCGTTCTGCGGCTCCCTGATTTTGTCGATGATGGACAGCTTCGCTTTGAAGGGGCAGAGCTTGTAGACGTTGTAGCGGCTGAAGCTCCAGTTGGTAATTTTTTTGCTAGGCGTTGCCATAGACTTGCTTCCCTTTCTTGTCGTAAGTACTGAGCTCCTCCCAGTTAGTTGTCGAGTAGTCGCCCTCAGACAGCATGGGCACATCGAACTCGACGCTCTCCATCGCCGCCTTGAGGCAAGCCATGGCTTCTTTGATTTCAGCGCGCGGCGCCGAGACCAGAATTTCATCGTGCACCGTCAACAGCAGGCGCCATTGCGGCTTCTTGGTTCTTATGAACTTGATAATTGCTTCTTTTGTACAGTCAGCTGCTGAGCCCTGAATAAGGACGTTCACCATCTTGTAGTCGAACTCTCGGATGCGGCCATCAACCAGCTTCGGGGGCTCGCAGTAGTACTCGCGGCCACCCCAGGTGCGTATCGGTTGGTTGCTCTTGGCGCGGACCTTCATGTCCTTATACATGTCCTTCAGGCCAGGATAGAGGAGCAGAATAGCTTTCTTCAACTCACCCGCTTCCTCGACCGTCATCTCATTGCGCTCAGCTAGCTTGCCCACTCCCATGCCATAGATGAGCCCCAGGTTCGTGTTCTTCACCGGCTTCCGGTCGTAGAACTTACCCATTATTTCCAGCTCGGCCTTGGCGTAATCGTGGAAGTCAATCCAGGGGTTCTCTACGTACTTGTCCATGAGGTCACCACCGTCGAAGTGAGCTAAGATGCGCGGCTCTTGCTGCGAGTAGTCACGGTCAATGAGCACCTCACCCTCGAAGGCGGTGATATAGCTGCGCACCATGGGCAGCGACCTGAACTCCACACCCTTGGGCAGCAGCGGTAGCAGCTTCGCCTTGGTAGCATCAGTCTCTTCGTGGCGGAAGATGGCCTTGAACTCCTTGGGGATGTTCTGGAAGTTCGGTGTCGACGACAGGCGGCCAGTGCGGGTGCCCCCATCAGGCGACCTCACCTGATTCCACTTGGTGTAAATCAGCCCACCCGATGCTGTGGCAGTTGCCAGCCAAGGCGCCATGAAGGTGCGCAGACAGGTACCCAGCTGCGTGCGATACTGGAGCATCGCCTTGAGTTGCTTGTCCTTGACGGCGATGGTCAGGGCGTCCTTGTCTGACTTGAATTTGCCAGTGGCTGTCCTGGCCAAGTCATTCTCATCTACCTCCTTCAGTTCCACCATGCGCTTGATGAGCTGCTCGCCAGAGTCCAGGTTGAGGTCTGGCGCCTTCAGGCGCTTCAGTATCCAATTGGCGACGCCGGCGTGGATGCGCGTGTATTCCTCGACGTCCTGCTTCAGGCGCGCGTAATCGACTGGCACCCCCTGGCGCTCGATGTCCAGCAGCATCAGCATGAGCACCCGCTCGCGGTCGTAGGCCTCGCCCATCTGACGGTTCAGCGTCTTCTCGTACAACAGCTTGAAAATGCGCTCCGTGCGCTCAGTATCGCCGTTCGCGTACTCACCCACCAAGCCCCCAGGGGCGTAGGGCAGGAACTTCATGAAGTAGAACTCAGACTGCTTCGACTTGCTGATTTTGATGTTGGGCACCGGCTGGTTGGCTAACAGCCACTGGCAGACCAGGTCCTGCTCCTCTGGCGGTTCACCCAGTAGGCGCTCAGCTGCTGGCTTCAAGGCCAGCTCTGGCTGGTGGGGGTCGTCCAAGTAGAGCAGGAACAGCGTGTCGTGGTACTGCTTCCAGTCGAGGCGCGGCAGGCCGAAGTGCTCCTCCGCCACGTCGACGTCGAAGCCGCCATGGTGGAACAGCACGCCGTCCTTGTTGGCCCACGCCTTCTCCAAGGCGCGCTTTGCCTCAGACCACGTGCAGTTGTTGTCAGTCAGGTGACCCCACGCATAGTACTTCGCCGGCTTCCCCCACTCCTTGATGGAGACGCCAGCCGGAATTGGCGGGTAGACTGGGCGACCCTTGATTTCAAAGGTCTCGAAGTCGACCGTGGTCGGCTTTGGAATTTTCATCGGCTTACTGAGCTAACAATAGCAGTTCATCACGCTCGCGATCAGCGCGCACCTTGTTGAGCCTAGAGTGAATGCGCAGCATGTACTGCTTGCGCCTGGCTCCCTTCTTCTCAGAAGCAAGCAACTCCTGACAATCTTTCTCCTCGGCGTCAGCAAGCAACGCGTTGAGGTCCTTCCACGACAAGTTCTTTGTTGACTGGGCCATGCCCCTCTCCTTCAGAATTGGAGAAGCCCCGTGAGGGGCTCCTGGTTGCTAGTTGCCGGTGGGGAAGAGGTCGTTCAAGATGCCTTGGAATTGCTGGATGCGGCGCTCCACCAAAGCCAGCTCATCCATCCTGTCCAGTATTTTCTCGTACTTGATCGGATTCTCAGCGCAGAGCATGGTGATTTCGTTCTGCAGCGAAAGCTGCTTTTCTTCCAGCTTGGCCATTTCCAGCTCACCAGCCTTACGCATCTGGCGAGCACGAATCGGCAGCATCATAGCATCCACTGCTTCCTTGCCCATCTTTAAGATTTCGTCGTACGGTTTCAGTTTCATTTCACATCTCCTTTATGGTTTACACAGAATGAGCACCTTATTGGGCTTCCTGCTAGTTGCTACGTTGCCGAGGCCATTCGCAGCCGGGGCTGGCAACCCTCCAGGCACGTTTTGCTGGTACGCTTGAGGCACTTGCTGGCTGCCTGCCGGTATCCAAGGCGCAGTACCCTGTTGGGCGCCGGCCCCTCCCCCTAAACATGGGTCTCCCCCAAAGTGGGCGCGGTTGTACGCCGATTTCATCTGGCAGACGAGCTCCTCATGGACTTGGCGCACAAATTCTGACCCTGCGCCGTGCCTGTCGCCGTGGGCCAGAACATCTGCAGCTTGCGTCAATCGGCTTGGCGGTAGCAGTTCCAGCAGCTCCCATACGGGGAGACCCAGTCGCCGGCCAAGAAACTCTGCTGCTTGATGGGCCGACGACTGGTTTGTCGCTTGCTGGGCAGTCATGCCCTTCGACAACAGTGCCATGGCTTAGTACTTCGGAGCCCCGCGGCGAACTGCCGGCCGCTTGTTAGGCACCGCCTTGCCAGCCGGTTTCTTTGCCTTCTTGCTGCCAGTTGCTGAGTCGTCAGCCACCTGGTAGGGGAAGTCGATTTCGCCAGCCGCCTGCTCGTGACGATTCATCACCGCCGCCATCAGGTTGTCAGGCACCTTGTCCAAAGCCTCAAAGGTCACCTTGAACTGAGTGTCTGGGTCCGGAACCACCTTCACCTTGGTGATGATGCCAAACGGCGGGCGCTTCAAGGCGGAGGCCACCTGCTTCACGAAGTTCGAAAAACCCTTGACCGAAGTCAGCGGCAGTTTCATGTAAGCCACAGTTGCCTTCTCGTAGTGCTCCGGCGACTTGTTGAGTTGGAACTTGCCGTTCTCGAACGTACCGGCGGGAATCATTGCCAGGCGGCGGACGTTGCGGCAAGCCTTACCACGGCCGGTGTCAGCGGTGCCCCACTCGTTCATCGGACAGCCCTTGCAGGTGTCATTCTGCTGATTGCCCGCCTCGAAGACCTTTTCATGGGGCTTCATGTCTGCTTCGTCGCGGCCAAAGGCATAGCAGATGGGCGACTGCGGGGTGTCGGGGTCGAACTTGCCTTCGTAGAAGACGTTCTCCAGCACGTGGTCCAGGATGATAACGGCCATCTGGTTGTCGGGCAGGGGAGAATCGTTGTAAGACAGGACACCGCTCTTGAGGCCGAAGAAGTTCGCCGTGCCGACGTTCTCCTCCATCTTTGCCGCCACTTGAGCTTGGGCGGCGAGTTGCTCGTCCCAGTTAGCTGGGAGATTTTTCTTGGCTGTCGCCATGTTTCTTCCTTTCATGAAAGTTAACTAGTCACTAGTACGCGTAACGAGGTTGTTGGTGGCACCTTCGACGTCGTTCAACTCCCCGATATTTTTACAGTCTTAGCCCTCGGGGTTAGCCGGGCTACTCACGCCGTTCGACCTTCAGCACGTCTGCCGTCAGACATTTGGACCATCAGTGAGCATGTCCACCAACATGTGAGGGCCCGACCTCCCGCGAGGCGCTCCGACAAGCCTTAGAGATGTCGGTCTCTTCCCGGGCCCTCACATGTTAGTCCCCGTCTTTCCGGGGTGTCAGGCTTTGTTCAAAGCGGGTTTCCCATCCGCTCCCCGAGGCGTCAAAGGGGGCTTGAACCGCCTCAGTCCTGTCGGCTCCGCTCGCTCTCCTGGATGTAATCCACGATTGCTTCGCTGAAGCCATCAATGTGAACCCACGGACCGTAGCCGATGCCGTTCCTTTCGGTTGCGACGTTAATCATATAGCCAGTTTCAGCCTTCGGAGCCGGCACGCTTGTGTGCGATTGCTCGTCAGTCAGCACGATCAGGCGGTTGTGCGGAATGGCATTCATCATAGCCACTGCCCTGCCGGTGTCGGTGCCACCACGCGGCTTGCCAATGGCGTCAGCCAGCGCAAAGCCACGGCGGGGCGCCACCTCAGCCACGTCAGTGCTGTATGCAAAGACGCGGACCTCCTCACAGATTTCACGCAGCAGGATAGCCAGCGCCTTGGCGGCATCTAGACGGTTCAAGTCAGACTTGCGGCTCAGCGGGTTATTCATGGAGCCTGACACGTCCAGCAGCAGCAAGGTCACGCCCGGCAGCTTCTCAGCACCAGCGAGGCACTTCATCATCCATGCTTCCAGGTGCGGCTCCAGCATGGGGACGACACGCGCCGCCGCAATGAAGCGGAAGGGCAGCACGCGGCCCCAGCGGCGCTGGTCGCCAGAGGCAACGATTTCCTCGGTGGGAACGCCGGCCTCCACCATGTTTCGCAGGTTCCGCAGGAACGCCATGTCGCCCAGCTTGCGCTCTGCCATCAGGCGGCTGAAGGTGGCTCGCTTGTCGGCGCCGGCCGACAATTCGACTTCCCATGTGTCCGGGGTTTTCAATTGATCGTAAATCAATTTGCCATACAGGACTTCACCCTCCGTGAAACCTTGCGGGCGATGTTCATGCACGAATGCCGGGTCCGCCGATTGCTGGCGCTCAGCTTTCGTCCAACGGCTATCTTCCACAGGCACATCACCGGGCTTCGAGTGGCACAGGAACAGCACGTCACGCAGCTTGACGCTCTTGTCACGGTTGTACTTGGCTAGCTCATACTCGTTGAACTTCTGGAACGCCTTGGCGAGGCCCAGCTTCACCTGCTTCGACAGCGGCTGCTTGCCGTCCTGCCAGTAGATGGCCAGGAACTCAGTCAGCTCATCAGCCCGCTGAATCACGCGCGCCAGGGTCTCAGAGACGATGCTGGGTGAGTACTTCAGCGCCGGGTGGCGCGCCATCTCGCGAACCACCAGCAGCGGCAGATGGCGCAGCTTCATCTGCTCACGGGCTGTGATGGCCACGAAGGCGGCCTCGTCTAGCTTGACGGCGTGGACAAGCTCCTTGATGCGGTCAGCAATCTTGCCGCCCTCCTCGTAGAAGTTGTCTTCCCACAGCATGCACGCCATCGTGGAGCGAACCAGCTGGTGCAGCGGCGAGATTTTTACCGCCCTGGCGCCCTCAGCGGTGAAGATGGGGGTGGGCTTCACAGCCCGGTTGAGTTGAGACATCACACTACTCCTCATAGTAAGGGAACAAAACGACCTCGGCACGTATCTACAAGATGAAGTAACCGAAGTCTCCGCCACTTAACAACGTGGTCCTGCTAGCGGGGAACAAATCGCCGAGGCTCTAAAAAGCTGCTGCTCTACCCCTGAGCTACTAGCCGCCTAAGCAGCCAGGCGGGACTCGAACCCGCGACCCACAGCGCTGCATGAAGAACTCCTCAACTACGCCACCGCAAAAATCTTTGTGCAACGGGAACAAGGCGATACGAGAGCTTTTGGAGCTCTGCCACTGAGCTACAGGGCTTACGCCCTGGCTGGACTCGAACCAGCGACCTCCCGATTAATAGTCGAGGAACTCGTATCTTACGCCACGCCGCACGGATGAGCCCCTTGTTGTGCCGAGTAGACCAGAGGTCCGAGGCAGGAGGCTCATCGGTACAGCGTACCGAGCGGGGAACAAAGCGCTGGCGAGGATTTATCTCCCAAAGATGAACTCGTCAGCAAACGCCACCGCAAAACTTCAAATTCAGTGCCAGTCTCTCCTGGCCGTCCCTCGCTCCACGCGCACCCTGGACCTTTGAGGAGGGGTCCTCAAGGCGGAGGCAAGGTGCTGCTGACGGGGTCAGCGCCGGCTACCCTTCCGGCCGTCAGCGGCGTTCGTCATACCTTGTTGATGGAAACCGTGGGGTACTGGAACTCCTTGACCCCAGGCACCTCCTTACCATTCTCCCAGCGCGCCTTGATGGCGGCCGGTGCCAGCGCGGCGCTCATGCAGTCCCACGCCTTATTGCGCACCACCCACGCCCGGAATTTCACCGGGTCATCCAGCTGCGGGCGTGATTTGTTGACCACGGTCACGCGGCAGAACTTGCCGGCAATCCCTGAGGTGTCTGACTTCGGCAGGGTGTTGATGATGTGCTCCTTGATGGCGGTCTCTTCCGCCCGGAGCGCGTCCACTTCTTTCTGCAGGGCCAGGCGCTTCTTGTTGACCTCCCAGAGGCGGTCGGTCAGGGCCCCCGTGACCTTAGAGGGAAACTTGAACTTGGGCTTTTCTTCAGCCATGACTTTTTCTCCTCAGCAGTTTGTTTTGAACGTGATTAGCATCATACGGCCTGCACCGCATCTTGTAAACAGCAACTTACATATAAGTCGCGTGTTGCTTGTGAAGGAGCTCGCGGCTCTTCTCCCCACAGGTAATCGGCCTTGGCGGGCTGACGTTCATGTCATACCCGCAGACGTCGCTGTCCTCGGGGAAGAAGACCAGGCGCACCTGGTGGCCGACGCCCAGCGCCAGCAGGGCCAGGAAGAACAGCAACGTGAAGTAGATGAGCTTTTTCATAGCGCCTCCACAAGGGTTGTATCATTAAGCGCGTGGACTGCCGCCTTCAAGGTGTTGATGTGAAGCGTCACCACCTCCTCAATTGGCTCCTGGTACCCGCCGGCAAAGTTGAACGCCACAGGCACCCCCGAGATATTATATGCCCAGTTGAAGACCAGGCGGTCCCGCAGGTCCATTTCAGTCGTCGTCAGCAGGCCACCCAACGGGTCGTCGACATGCTGGTCAGCGCCCGCCTGGTAGATAATGAGTTCGACGCCCTTCTGGACCATCTCGCGAATGACCTTGGGCAGCTGCAGCAACAGGCTGTTGGCCTGTTTTGGCTCCTTGAAATGAAAGCCGGCTGACCAGTGGAGAATCCTGTCCTGCAGCCCCAGCCGCTTGATGATAGCCTCCGTGCCGTCGCCGTAGTGGTAGTCACAGTCGATGATGCCGACCTTCCCAGCCCCTGAAAGCCTGGCTGCTACCACCAAGCCGTTGAAGGTGCAGAAGCCACCACCGTTGCTGTAGTGCGCATGATGGAACCCGCTGACGGGCGCGCAGGCGATGGTCCTGTAGCCGACGGCTAGCTGGCAGGCGCGGACCATAGCGGCCACGCTGTACTGCGCGTGGCGCGTCAGATAGTAGTCCGTGTTGCCGAAGCCGTTGGGTTCCTGCAGCTCGAGCACGCTCTCCACGTACTTGGTGCTGTGCGCCATGGCCAGTTGATCAATGGAGGCCGGTTCACCGGGCACCTCTAGCAGGAACTTGCCGCTGATGCCCTGGCGGAAGGCCTCCTCAGTCACCAGCCCCGCCTTGAGCGGGGAGGGGCTGATGCTACCCGTCTCGCCTCTGAAGCGCAGCGAGTCCGAGTAGACGTATGGAAGGATTCGCTTTCTCATACCAGCTCCAGCAGGCGTTCAGCAGCCGTGGTCTTGAGGTCGTCACCGCGGCCGAACCAGGCGGAAGCCAGGCGGGCCGAGTCAGTCTTGGCACGTGCATGGTGGTCGACGAACTCGGTGACGCTGTTCAGCAGGCCCCAAGCAGTTTGGCCCGCCATGTCAGCCCCCATCCCGCTACCATCGTAGAGGTTCATGATGGTCTGGTGCTGGCGGCTCTTCTCAGCCTCTTCCTTGTAGATGGTCTTGGTATCCTTCAGCAAGGTTGCCACGAACTCGCTGGCGTAAGCGCGGTCCAGCTTGACAGCAGCTAAGCTGCGCATCTCCTTCATGAAGTCTGCGAAGAGGTCGCGCGCAACGCCCAGCTGGTTCTTCACAGCCGACGGGTCGAAATCACTGCGGTGGCGGATGACCACCTCAGCCTTGTCCTTGTTAGCCAGCGTCAGGGTGTTGTTGCAGACCACGCGCACAGAGGTGAAGCGGGCGGTGGTGGCCAGCGTGCCGTCGCAGCTACTGGACAGCAGCAGGTAGCCACCGACCTTGTCGCGGTTCTTGCCAACGATGCAGGCTTCTTTGCCGATGGAGGCCAGGGCCCAGAAGCGCTTGCCGCCAAACAGCGTGCCGGCAGTCGTCAGCTCGAAGCCGTTGGCGCCGACCAGGTCACGGAAGAATTCGAGTACCTCGGCAGGCTGGACCACCTTGTAGTTGCTGGAAACGATGGAGAGCGCGTCGTCGGTGTCAGAGCGGTAGAGCGCCTGGTAGCCGTCGAACTGCAGGCCTGGGCCGTAGGTGACTGGGCTGCTCTTGATGGTCCAGTCCATCCCGGCTTCCTTCTTCCAGGTGTTGATGTCAGCGCCCGCTTTCAGCTCTTGCCCAAGGCCGTGCCACGGCTTTTCGCCGACGTATGCCATTTCAGCCTTGCCCTTGGTTACAGTGATTTGGTGTGCCATGATTCAGTCTCCTCAGCAGTTGCGGTTGATGATTAACCGTGAAAAGATTATAGCACACCGCCAGGCATTTGTAAATGGTTATTTTCAATGCGTTGTGGCAGGTCCGTCAGGCTGGGCGGCCGGCGCTGGAATTTCCACAACCGTGGCTTTATAGACCATGGCAACTGGGTCGAACGACAAGATGATGTCGCTGCGCAGCTTCACGTTCATGTCATTGAGCGACATGCCGCTGTCAGTCTCGGCCAGCTCATTGAAGATGCTGGTGAGGGCGATGTTCGTGTTGAACATCATCTCGCGCTGGACAGCCATCACCGTTTCGATGGCCTTGCGCATTGCGACGTCAGCCGCGTCTCTTTGTTGCTTTACTTCCAGCAGCTTTTGGTTCTGCTCCGGCGTCACCGGTATCACCCTCAATTCTTTCATCTTTCGTGTCCTCTTGGTAAGTGGTGCCCCCGAAGATGCGGAGCTCAATGTTGACGATAATCATGCGCCTGACTGACGCGCGGTCCCCCCGTTCGGCAAAGTGGGCGATGGTGATAGCCTGAGACAACCCCTCCTCCGTCACAGCCACCAGGTAGCGCAGCCAAGCGATATAGTGCAGAGCCAGCTGGCGCAGGTTCGACTCTGGGTTCCTGGCGTATTCCACCAGCTGCAGGATGCTGGCTTTTTGGCCGTCATTCAGCGGAAGCATCTGGTTCCCTCCCTGTGCCGCCGCAGGTGTGGCACATCATAGCTAGCGTAGAGAAACCCCCACTGACTTTGACCTTGCCTTCGCCGTGACAGGCGGGGCACGGACGAGCCGTGGGGGCGGTTTTCAAGGCCTCTCGGTAGGCTTCAGAAGCCTCATTGAAGAGCTGCGGGTCGCCGCCCCTGTCAGGATGGTGTTGGCGAGCCAAGCGCTGCCAAGCCGCTTTCACCTCCCCGGCAGTTGCGGTCTCTGGCAGACCGAGCACCTCGAAGGGGGACCTACTCACTTGGCGCCCCGACGAGGTCGTTGATGAAGTCCAGAAGGCCCGCCTTGTCGACGGGCACATCAACCATCTCGGACTGCACCTGGCCACGCTTCAGGCCGTAGAAGTCCTGCCACGCGCGCTTCGTTTCAGAGGCGTCGCTCGACGTGGCCACGTACTTCTTCAGCGCCTTGCTGCCGTCACCAGTGTTAACGACGGCTGTCACCAGATGGCACCGCATGGTCAATTCAGCGGCGAGTTGATGGCATCGACCGCGGCCTTGATGGTAGCCTTGGTCAACTTAGCGGCGGCCTTGTCTTCCGGTACGGCGACGCCCTTCACGGCAGCCACGCAGCGCTTGGTTTCTGCCTTGGTGGCTTTCTCCACGGCCTTCGCAATAACTGCAACGACTGCCTCGTCCTTCAGGTTCACTTTGCTCATGTCAATCCTTTCATTGTTGCCGCTTTGCTGCTGGGCCAGCAAAAGCCGCGGATAAGAAAAATCGCCCAGGATTCTGCGTCAACGCGCCAGCTGCCGCAAGCGGCGGGCAATCTCTTGCTTGCCTTGGTGGCCGTTGTACTTGGTGCTCTGGCGGCGCATCTTTGCCAGGACCTTCATACGAGAGCCGTGCTGGCGGTGGTGACCGCTATGGCCGCGCCCTTGGTACGCCGGGATGCCTGCCAGCATCGCGCCCAACAGGTGCTTTGGACCAGCCAGTGCTGCGGCAATCAACGCTCCCATCGTTCGTGCGGCGCGGAACGGGGTGCCTCTTGGAATTTCACTCATCTGCTTCTCCCTAGTCAAGTTTCAAAGTGGTGCAGCCGAAGCCGCAACCGATGTCAAAGTGCGACGCTACCTCTACTGCTTTCTCAGCGCTGTGACCGAGGTGCATCACAGCCAACGCGTAATCTCTGCCTGAGCCCAGCGCAAAAATCTGCGGGGGCAGGATGTTGGGATACGGCGTACGCTCGTACAGCTTCAGGCAGTCCTTCGCGATGATGACACACGGGTCCCAGTCGCTGTCGCTGGTCTTGTGCTGTGGGTACTTGGCTGGGTCCTCGCCCTCCTGGAACCAGTTGAGCATCGCTCGCACCAGCGCCGTCTCGCCGCTACCGCCAAACAGCCGACCATCGTCGAGCCTGAAGATTTTCTGCTGGGTTCTCACCTTCAGCCCAGAGAGCATCGTCTGACGGTCGGCAGCCAGCGTTGCACCATCCCACGCGATGACTGTCATGGCTTCTTCACCTCGAACCAGACGATCAGGTCACCTAGGTCGACGCCGGCCAGGCCGGTTGCTGGGTCCCGCACGATCGTAAGCTCGGGCTTCTTNNCTCTTAGCGGTGCCAACTATTGGCAGTTTCGTCGGATGCGCACCTGGCAGCCCAAACAGGCGCTCGCGGCCACGGGTGCCACGTATAACAACTTGCCCGCGCCCCATCATCGACTTCATGTCATCAGTGATGGTGGTAAGACGCTTGGCCAAGTCGCCGATTTCATGGCGGCGATAGAGCTCGCTGATGGTCATTGGCAGCGGGTGCTCAGCCTTCAGCGCGTCCAAGATTCTGTTTTGGCGCAGCGCCGCTCTGGCGATTGCTTCCTTCATGGTAGCCATTTAATTTGCCCCCTTGAAGTCTACGTCGGGGCAAAACCACTCATCTGCTATGATGTTCCCGATGGCGCGCACCTTATGGTGCGTGCTCAGCACGCGGACTGACTTGCCCTTCAAGTCTTCCCAGTTCTCAACGCCCACTACATCGAGCGCTCGCCGAATAAAGTGGCCGCAGTAATTTTTTGACCTAGCGAATCCTCTGCTCCCGCCTTCCAGCACGTAGCCGCCGAATCCCTGGCTGGAACCACCAAAGTCGAGATGGATATAGGCAGTCAGCATTCCATGGTCCCCAATAAAAATTGAGGCGCTCTTGATAACGGCATTCTTCAGTTCGCTTACTTCACCACCTTGAATCTTGAGAAATGTGGCAACGTCACCAAGTTTGTTGCAGATCATTTGGTTTACCCCTCAGCAGTTGACGACAGCGGCATCTTATCTAGAATCTCAGGACTTGTAAATAGCCATTTTAGTACTTAGGGGGCTTGATTGCTTGTGAAGCGACCTTGGCGAGGTGGTCCTGGATGTCTTTGAGCGAAGCTGTTGCCCACTTGCTGTGGTTACGCAGCACGTAGAAGCGGTCTTGGCCGTCGTGCCACCTGACTGGACGCCCACCCAACGCTTGCACGGCGCCGGCTCGCCTCATCTCGCGGCCCAGCCCGTTAGCCGTCGTGCCTGTTCTCCCGTGCGGGTCGTAGAGCTCCAGCAGCTGGCGGTTGGTAAACAAGTCGGCAGGCAGCTTGATTTCACCCACGCGCAGCACGGCCTCTGGGGTACGCAGGAGCCTAGCCACCCAGGTGCCAAGGTCAGACTTGACGTCGTCAATCATGCGCTCCTTCGCCTCCGTGCGGAAGGCGGGAGCCGCTGGGTTGAAGTCGCCTAGGTCGAGCTTCAGCAGGTAATCGAAGACGTGGCTGACGCCGCCTGACTCGAGCCACAGGTCGTACTCGATATAGAATTCCTCAGGCAAGCGCCCAACCACCACCTCCAAGATGAAGAAGCGGCGATCGTCATCCTCCAGGAAGAACGCGTCGGGATGGTTCGAGGTAAAGTAGTAGTTGATGCAGTCAGGCACAGTATACGTGGGTACGTACTTGCCGTTGATGCGCAGCTGCAATTGGCTGATGAACTTCTTCAAGAGGTCGTTGTCTTCCCGCTTATTAGAGCCGGTGACGTCATCCCCCATGACGAACTGCTTGTTCTCAGCCCACTCGTTGAAGCTGCCATGCAGGTCTGACTGGGTAATCTCCGTGAAGTTCTTGCCGTAAATGCGCCCGATGGTGTAACCCAGCAGCGACTTCCCAGTGCCGTGCTTGATGCCGTAGACGACGGCGGAGCTGAACATCTTGGCCCCTGGATGCTGCAGAGGGTATGCTAGCCAGCGCAGGAACCAGCGCTTAGCCTCCTCTTCAGCTCCAGTAAACAGGTGGTCTAGGAGAGCCAGGAAGGGCTTGACGTCCCCTGCCGCTGGCTCACAGCCCCAGCCCCGCCAGCTGTTGAACAGCCGCTGTCCCTCCTTCTCGATGAAGGCCTCTTGGCCAGGCGCAAACGTAAGCGAGTCCACCTCTTGTCTCAGAGGCCATTTGAGCCACGCGCCAGCAGCCGATACCTGCTTATAGACGGCATCACCGTCCTTGTTGAGCGCCAGCTCCATGTAGTCCTGCGTGGCTTCCAGGTGGTCCTTGAAGGCAGACGGTTGGAACTTGTGATGGTGCTGGCGGCCGATGACCATCCCTGGCGACCTGACGTAGACATAGCGCTCGTTGAAGTTGAACAGCACGCGGGTTGTGCCCAATGGGTTGGCCACCTGAAGCAGCTGGTCGAAGCGGTCGGCCGCCACATCAACGTTCGGGTGGTAGACGAAGAAGTCATCGAGGCCAGTTTTCTTCGGCTTCCCGTCCGACCCCACCTGGTCCCCCAGCAGGTCAGGAAGGGCGACGACGTGCGTGTAGGCGCCGCGCCGCTGCAGCTCCTCGCCCAGCTCCACCAGCGCCTTGAGCACGTTCTCATTGGTGCGGAAGTCTGAGTCGTAGACGATGTAGACGTAGCGCCTTGCCCACGTGAACTGCTCCAGGCTCTCGATGAATGAGATGCCCATGCGGTTCGACTTGAAGTTGTAGACGCCGCCCAAGCCGATGGTGGGGAACCCCTCCTTGCAGGCCTTGGCCGCCTTCAGCTCCCCCTCGGTAATCAGCACCGGCTGCCCAGCGTCAACGGCTGTCTCTGCCCAGTTCCAGTTGCGGGGGTAGTACGCGGCCGGCATGGTACCCGGCTCTTGGACGTAGCGCAGCTTTTTCTTCTCGGCGACGCTGTCGAAGGTGGCATCCTCTTCCAGGTAACGGATGCGGTAGAAGGGCTTGCACCCCGGCCAGTCAGGCAGCGGGTTTCCTTGCAGGTCGTAGTAATTGATTTTAAGAGAGGCCAGCTGCTTGAAGGCATTGTGGAGTCTTGCTACCTCCTCGCCCCCGACGAGCTCGATGCCCAGCTGCTTAGCGTCTTCTAGCGTGAGGCCTGATGAAGCCAGCTTGTCGGCTCCCAGGCTCAGCGCTAACGAATTTACAGGCTCCGATGCTTTCTTCGGCGCCGAAGATTTCTTTGACATAGCTCCCCTAGTCTCTTTTGCAGGCGGGCTTGCCTGCCGGTCTCTGCTTTACACCGCTCCTCAGCAATTTGGCGGCGCCACTCTTGTGGCCTCGACAACAAGAAGGGTGTCGACGGAACCAGCACCTTGCTGAGGAGTGGAACGCTCTTGGCGCCCCGGACCGGAACTGGCGAGGCCAGTGGACCTTGGGGTGGGAGTGTTCGGCTCCGTCGACGCTTGTTATTTTACCGCCAGCGCTTCTCGACGTAAACCTTTGTTTTCCAATTTGATCGTGAACCGTTCTCCTCCTTGCCCCTGTGTCATTACGGGGCTGGGTTTGCGCAAGACTGCGGCGAGGTAGTCTCGCATGGGTCGCCGCAGCGAGCGAGGAGGAGCAACAATGCCAGCGGTTCAACTGGCCGGCCGAACTGCGCCAGGAGCAGCCCCCACCTATTCAGGTCGCAGTGAGCAGCGCAGGTTGGGCCATGCGCGCAACCAGGCTGGCACCGCTGTGGGGGCAATAGTATGAAGATTCGTCCCGTCAGGGACCTTCAATTTAGTGGTGGCGACGTAGATGGACTCGCGATTAGACTTGGCGGTTCGCTGCAGCTCGCCGTTGCTGTAGAGCTTGCGGAGCGAGGCGGGCACGTTCCCGTCAACATCACGAAAAGAGCGGTGGGTGAACGATTTTCCATGCAGCTCCTCATGGATTATCTTGCGCAGCTCATCTAACCTTGTCATACAGCCTCCACTGGTTGGTTGATAAAAGCCAGGTTCCTGACTCCCTCTCGGGTCCCGCCTGGCGCTAGGGAAACGAAGCTAGCGGCGCAATACTAGAGAACGCCCGCCTCACCGTCAGGAGCGGTGGATTCAAAGTTGTCTATGGTTTTCATGAAGGCATCGTTCAAATCCTGTTCTGTCGCATACGCAGTCACCTCTTCCATGCCGACCGGAATTACCGTCACCATGCGCAATCGCTCGGGGCTGCCTTTCGGATAGCATGGACTGAAGGCTAAAATTCGCGTTCCTGGCTCTGGACGTTGCTTCTTGAAATCCTTGAGTAGCTGCCGATATTCAAATTTCTTCTCCCGCCCCACCTCAAGCGCCGCTTGCAGTTCGGCTACTTTGGTTTGCGGTGATTCGATTGTGTCAGTCATTTGTGTGTACCCCCTACATAGTGGCCGGAAGGTCTACATAAAAGTGCGGGGTTTGAGTGAGGTCAACACTTTCTGAATGTGAAAAATAAATCCGCTTTCCTGCTCGTTCTTCAAAAATTGCAGGCCCGTCCTCTCTATCGAAAACAGTTCTTAATAGCTCGAATACTGTCATAGATGGCTTTAATGTTTTATATTTTTGCCCTTCAAAAAATAAGTAGTACGGGCCACCGTGATGGGAATCTAAATGCAGTTGCACATCACACTCTTCAACAAATTTTTTACATATTGCGCATTGACTAAGCATCATTCACCCCTCCTTCCATTTCGTATTTCTTGGGCGCATCAACGCCCTTCAATTCATCATACCGACCTTCCCAGTACGCCTTCGCCATCACCTTCCTGTCGTATGCCTCGGCTGTGGACTGTGTGGCGGTGATTGCTTTTAGCGCGTCAACATCCCACTGCGAACACATTCCAATGTTCGCCTTTTCTTGTGTTGCGTCCGGCTCTGTCGCTTCCTTGAGCAGACCGCGCATCACCGCTACCTGACGCTTCAGTTCTTCGCGCTGCTGGCTGGCGAGGATGGCGGCGGCTTGCCATGCCATCCAATAAATGTGCGTCATCATGAGGATATACGCGCCACCAGCACCGCGCTCTACCGCCTTTGGATATTTCCCGTCATCCGACGCCCACGCCTCAAACTCTTTTCTCATATCGCTCATGGCTTATCCTTTATCTCCATTTCAATCGCTGTAGCTAAATGGTTTGCGCCAGCGCTACGCACCATATCTGCTGCATACTGCAAGCCTTCATCCCGCGCCTGCTGCTTGATTGCTTCGAGGTGGGTGGTGTCGGTGGGCCTTAAAATGAGAGCTTTTTCGTCAGGGCCATTCGATGATAAAAGGTGCGCCCCTAATGCAACTTGCAAATAACCCTGTATTTCCTGCGCCTCATAAGCCGCTAGTTTCTTCGCCAGTTCGGCATTCTCGGCGCGGAGGCCGGCGATGGCCGCGCCCATTTTGTATTCCGTCTCGGTCGTCATTTGCTTTCTCCCCGCTGTCTGGCCATCTGGCGGCGCTCGCACTCACCGCAGTGCGGCATCCCCGCCAACCTGCGGCGGGCGGTACCCGGCTCCACGTCCAACGAGCGGTAGTCATTCAAGTTGCTCATAGCCTGCCCTTTCTATTTCGTCAGACTTGCTGTGGTAAAACTTGCTTAGCTCGTACCAATCGGCAAAAGACAGTTTATCGACTGGGATTTTTCCGCTGCTCTTGTTTACCAGTTCCGCAAAGGGGCGCATCACCCTGAGCGCGGGTAGCAACGCCTTCATGTCGTATTCATTCATGTCTCGTCCTCCAGTTCACTACTCCTTATAAGAAACCATGCGCCCACTTTTGATACGGATGTCCTCCGTTCCAGTGGATTGCGTTTAATCAGAGGGCCAAGACCGCCAGAATCGCACATATCGCTCATTTGCTTTCTCCTATAGCCGCAGCAGCACGGACAATGGCGCGTCTTGTGGCTGCATAGGGGTCGTTACCAAGCGGCTCCCATATTTCATTAACGAATTCCATTCCATTCCATCCCATGCAGTCACCGAGATTTCTTCTATTCCCCCTTTCCCAACTTCTACATACAGCCCAAGTTTCACCGCCAGCCGCAGCGCATCGCCGTCATCGGTTAGGGGGTTCCAGGTTTCTGCGCTACAGCTGCCGAGTTGAATGGCGGAGCAGTTGTGATGCGGGCTGTCCCAGTCGATGACACGTTCAACCCATAAGCCGTTTAGTCCCGCCGCCTTCGCCGCCAACTCCAATAGTTCTCGGTCAGTCACAATTCACCTCCTCGATAATATCGCCACTCAACTCGGCCTGCGGCGATTTCTGTTTCTAACTGTTCCGTAGCCGTAGCCGTTGTTGTAGCCGTAGCCGTTGCCGTTGCCGTAGCCGTTGCCGTAGCCGTTGCCGACAGGCTTAAATGTTATAGCCCCCATGATTCATTCACCGGAATGCTGAAGATTTCTGCATCTGCTGGAATGTCGATGTCAGAAATCTTCCGCAGATCAGCTTTGGCAGTTTCAACCATCTTTGCGAAGCCGATGGATTCCCACTTGAACACATGTAGGGCGCGAGTTAGCTTGATTCGCCCATTCTCGCGTGTCATATCGCCTGCAAAAATCCATCCACGATCAACCACCACAACGTGCCTGTTACCAACGATAGGTGCTGCAACTGCGTCTGCGCGAACATACTTCACATCATCAATCGTAATTGTTTCTGGCTTGCTCATTTCATTCTCCTTTGGTTATCTGCCGCCCATCTAATTTTCAAATCGCCCACCTCAACGCACGTGCCATCAACATAATCTGTCGGTACTCCGCAGGGTGCATCGTGCATCTCCGCTGCGTAGTGGCTCTCGAAAGCTGCCACCTCCTGGTAGCACCTGTTAGCCAATGCGGCGCGCTTCTCAGCAGCTGTTGCTGCGTGGTAAGCCAACCCGGCAGCTAGCATGAGCACCAGCAGCCACGCCACTGGGCGCTTGAGGGGCGGGTGCCTGCCCTGCCAACACAACCCGTGGCGCAGCCTGAACCACTGAGCGGTGCTCACGCCCCCACCGCCACTGTGCTGCTGCCGATGATGACCAGCACCAGGCCCACCGTGAAGAGAAATCCTACCCACTCGTCGCCGGCGGAACCAACCTCGAAGGGGCCGTAGATGGACGTGACCCAGTAGCTGAAGAACAGGCACACGAACCCGACGACCAGCTCGGCAATCCCGCAATCTAACGTTGACATTTTACGACCTCCCCGGTAGTTAACATGGCTTTCCAGACCTGGCACAGGAACAGCACGCCTGCTATGCGACTGTCGCCTTGGCGACGGCGCAGCGAGAGGCTGATGGCCTGCGCTTGCTTGTAGGCAGGAGTGAGATTAGTCTTCATGCCACCTCCTGACCAGCGACGCCCTCAGTAGCCAGGGCTCGCAGGTCCATCACGCCCCAGCTCAGCCCGTCAGTGGTGGCGACGTAGGCGTAGCGCGGGTCACCCTTGACGCCGACGAAGGCTACCTCATCGATGCCGCGGCGGTTCTGGCGGGCGAGCCGCTCAGCCAGCAGCTTGGCAAGCTCGGTTCCTTGGGCAGCCCCGAAGACCGACGCCTTCAGGGTGACGAACTGGTCATAGACCAGCTTGTGCTTACGGTACAGCAGCAGGTTGACTAGCATCATTCTTCTCCTCAGCAATCGAGTTGCGTTATCCTACTCAGCGGCGACCTGCTTGTAAACAGTCACTTGAGGCGCCCCACTGGCAGAGCAGGAGCGTCTTCTTGGGGGCCGTGGGCTCCGCAGCTACGTCGGAGTAGAGCTCAACAAGGCTTACGTCGACGCCAAGCAGTTTCTCAAGGCGCGCCCGGATGGCCCCCTCGCTTCTCCCGTGGCTCTTAGCCATCGTTGCCACCGACATGCCATAGCTGTGCTCAAACTGCAGCTGCTTGTCCTCCTCCGGGCTCCAGGCTTCCCCAGCGCGCGAAGGAGGTTTTTGCTTTGGCCACACGTTCATCTCAGTTGCCCTTGTCCAGGCCGGCGGGCAACAGGCCCTTGCGGCGCAGCTCGCCGCGGTACCAGGCGGGGTAGTGCTTGTGCTCCGCCGGCAGGTCCAGGGCCAGCACGATTTCGTAGTTCGTCTTGCCCTTCAAGACCAGCTGGCGAATCTTGTCAGACAGGGTCTTGGGCTCCTGCTTGAGCTTCTCAATCAGGCCAGGGGTTGCCTCGTTGCGCTTCGCCTGGTCGACCTTCCGCTTGACGGCTGCCACTTTCTTGGCCGCCGGCTTCCTGGCCTTGGGTTTCTTCTTGGGCTTTGCTTTCACCGGCGCCTTTGGTTTCGCAGCAGCTGGAGCCTTGGCTTTCGGCTCGACAACTGCCTCGCGGCGCATGGGCACAGCGTCCTCCGGCAGGCGGCACTCGAAGCCAGCCGCGGTCTTGTGGATGCAGTGGTCGTACTGGTCCTTCTTCACGCCCTGCTTGCGCAAGTAAGCGGTGGCAGAGTCGCGGGTCTGGTATACCTTGACAGTCGTAGTCATCACAATCTCCTCAGCAATCCGGTCATGTTGACCGTGGAACAGATTCTAGCACGCCACGGTGGACTTGTAAACAGCTAATTACACAATCACCTAAGCCGCGCTTGTTGGCCGCCACTCAGGGTCCGATGCAGCCCCACCTTGTCGGCCGCGGCAACTCCCCGCTGGTAACCGCTGTAGCTCCGCGTGGTGTTGGCCAGCTGCCTGGTCTCCTGCTTGAAGCCGAAGTGCTCATCGCGCTGCGCCTGCTTGGTCTCGACGACGACCAAGGCAGTCCCGGTGCCGGCTGCCATGGCGGTGTCGCGCTCAGCCCGCAGGTCATACAGGCGGCGCTGCAAGCGGGCAGCCATGCCGCGGCGGAACGACTCCTTGCCAGCGCGGTCCAAGTCCTTCTGCGCGTGGGCCTGCCAGAAGACCGCGTCCCGCAGGTACTCAAGCAGCCACACCGCCAGCTCCACGTCATGCGAGTCGCCGTAGTAGCCGATGCCCATGCCGATGCCTGCCTTGCGGTGCTTGCGGGTGGTGCAGTCAGTGAAGCGGCCGACGCCGACAGAAACGATGTCGAACCAGGCAGGCACCGTCTTGGCCTCCCAGGTCGTCTTGCCGTAGCGCCCGTAGGGCACGAAGGCTTGCGTCCAGTCGAAGCTGGGAGCTGCCTTGGTTTCAGCCAGCATGTCAGCCAGCTGAATGTTGTGCTTCAGCATCAGGGCCTCAGCCTGCCGCATGGCGGTCTCGACCTCCTGCTCCGTGGCGCCCTCGCCCTTGGCCAGGGCCAGCAACTTGCGAATCTTGTTCTCAGCGCGTTCTTTGTCTTGTTCGGTGCTCATAGTGCCCTCCTCAGCAGTTGCAGTCGAGCTTGACTGTAGAAGCATTCTATCACGGCCATGTGGACTTGTAAACAGTTATTTACAGGTGTTTGAAGTCTTGGCAGCTTTTCTGCTATGCGATAGCCTTGCGTTCTCCGACCTGGTTACTGCCTTCAGGTGCAGCGGGTTGATGCAACGCCTGTTGCAGCAGGTGTGGTCGACCTCCTCATGGTCGGCAAGCGGTCTGATGTATTCCTCGAAGGCGACGCGGTGGGCATACAGCTGCTTGTGCGCACGACCTGGCAGCCGGATATTGAGCTTGCCGTACCCGCTATTGTTGGTGCAGCCCTGCCAAACCCAGCAGCCGTCCTCATTCAGGATAGACAGGCTGTCTAGCCGATGACGGAGATTCTTATACCTCACCAGAGGTCCCCCAGGGCAAAGCCCGTGATGGGCTTGGCATCCTTGCGCTCCAGGTACCGCCGCAGCTCCGGGGTCGCTTGATAGACGACAGCAGGACGGAGGTGATAGGCGCCGGGGTTCTTCCCCACCGCTTTGATTTGGCCGTCAGTGGCCAAGCGGCTGAGCACCGTGGTCGGGTTCTTGGCGAGGTCGGCGAAGTCAGCCACAGTAAAGCGCCAGCCTTGCGGCATGGCGGCGATGCGCAAGCGCACGAGGTTCGTGGGCGAGTTCTTCTGGGAGCCTGCCATCATTGCTCCTTGCGCACGCGGACCGGTGGGCGGTAAGACTCCGAGTCGGGGTCACTCGATGGTCGGAGCTTCTTGGCGGGCTCTTTAAGTCGTGTCCACTCCTGCACTGTGGTTTCGCCGCTGGCGAGAGCCGCTTTGAAGTCAGCCAGCGTGAGGTAGGGGAACGTGAGGGGCAGGCGCGCAAGGACGGCGTCACGCTCTAGCGAGCTGCAGAAGCCGCTGATGACGCTGCTGCGCGCCTTGCTGAAGGTGATGCGCAACGAGCTCTCAAGCACGCCGTTCCAGGCAACGCATGCCGCCTCCCAGCTGTCGAGATAGAACCAGGTGTCGCCAGCCGCTAGGATGAAGCGCTGCCGCGCCCGCTTCTCTTGCCAGCCTTGGCTGATTTTTTCACCGTGCGAGACGCGCTTTTCTTGGGTCCAGGGACCTGGCCCTTGGCCCTCGAGGATGAGCCGAAGGTCTTTGATGAGTGCATCATATTCAGCGCGAAGTGGCTCATTGAGCTTGGCTCCGAAGTCGTAGAGCTTGCCAAAATGAGTCAACGCGGCGTGCGAAATTCGTCCTGCCATGGGGTCCTCCACAAGGGGTTGATGGGGTAAAGAGATATTAGGATGCTACAGATAAAAAATACATAGAAAAGAGCGTGGTGGCAGGAACCATGCTTCGCTGCTACAGCTACAAAAAATCGAGGCCAACTTTACCTTAGACTTAGTCTTGGGTAATAGGATATATCTTTTCGTAAGGTTATTATTCTTTATATTACCTCTCTCTCCTATATATAGAGTTCTACTCTAAATTATGTAGCTAAATAATATATAAAAATATAACTAAATCAAAAACATCCGACAGCTACGGAACTCGAAATTTGCTACAGAACGGGGTCATGAGTTCCCCCACAAAGGGCCGGGATTCAAGCCTGGCTTGGTTCGCGGGGCCACATAGCCTTCTGTAGCGCGCCAGGGTTGCGCCCTCACATGGCAGAACTGGGCTAAAATTTCCGCGTCCCCACCATTAGGTTGCCTTCATCATGGCTGAACAGTCATCGCCCAAGAAGAAACCAGCCGCATCAAAGCGCGCGAAGCCAGTTGTCCGTGAGCGGCGCAGTGACGACCTTACGCCTCTTTCAAAACCGCTGGAAGTCAAAATCACCAAGACCAAGGGCTTGGAGCACAAGCCTGAGTCCCGCGAAATCTGCGAGAAGAAGAACCGCCGCCGCAAGACCGTCGTGCCGCCCATCGATGAGAACTTTGCGAAGCGCGTGCTTGGCGACCCGAACTTTGTTGAAAAAAAGGAGCTTAAGCACATACCCACGCCTGAGTCGCGGCTCCGTATCGCCAAGTACGTGGCCTTCGGGGTCTCGGTCGAGGCCATCTGCCGCTTAGAGAACTTTGCCTACTCGACATTGATGAATCACTACCGCCACGAGGTTGAGGTGGGGCGCGACTACATCAACTTCCTCGTGGCCAACTCGCTGATGCAGCAAGCCCTGGCCGGCAACACCACTGCCCAAATTTTCTACCTCAAGACCCGCAATACCGCGAACTTCCGCGAGAGCCAGCACATCGTGCATGAGATAGAAGCTCCCGAGACCTCGACCGCAAAGGACCGCCTCCTTGGTAACATCATCACACCAGCCAAGCCTTGATGAGCTGAGCAAGTTCGAGCGCTTCTTGCGGCTGCCTGTCGAGGAGCGCAAGCTACGCTTGGCTGGCATCTCTGACGAGGAGGCCGAGGCTCTGCTCTTCGACTGGGACTGGAAAGGACGGCCCAAGCAGCAACCACCTAAGGAAGCCTGGCTCGTGTGGCTCATCCTCGCTGGTCGCGGCTGGGGCAAGACCGCCACTGGCGCCCACACCGTCAGGCACTGGGTTGAGCAGGCGGGCAAAGGCCGCATCGCGCTCATCGGCCCCACCTCCGCTGACTGTCGTGACGTGATGCTGGAAGGCGAGTCTGGCTTGTTGCGCATCTGCCCCCGGTGGGCACGGCCTGTCTACGAACCCTCTAGGCGTCGCCTGACCTGGCCGAACGGCGCGATTGCAACGATGTATTCAGCTGAGGAACCAGAGCGTCTGCGGGGCCCTCAACATGATGCTGGGTGGTGCGACGAGCTTGCTGCTTGGCAGTACCTGCAAGAGACGTGGGACATGTACCAGTTCGGCTTGCGCTTGGGCAATGACCCACCCACCGTCATCACAACGACGCCTAAGCCGCTCGTGCTCATCCGTGACCTAGTCAAGCAGAGCAAGCAAAAGAACCCGCGCGTCTTCGTCACGACGGGCTCGACGTATGAGAACAAGCAGAACTTGGCTGACGCCTTCTTCAACCAGATTGCGCAGTATGAAGGCACGAAGCTAGGCCGCCAGGAGATTCACGCCGAGGTGCTAGACCTCGAGGAGGGTGGCATCATCAAGCGCTCGTGGCTGCGCCTGTGGCCCAATGATCGCAAGTTCCCAGAGTTCGAGTACATCATCCAGTCCTACGACACCGCGTTCACTGAGAATACGCACAACGACCCGACCGCCTGCAGCGTGTGGGGCGTGTTCAAGCGCGAGGACGGTCCCTACTGCGTCATGCTCCTTGATAGCTGGAGCGACTTCATCGAGTACCCAGAGCTGCGCAAGCGCGTCAAGGATGACTTCAAGGAGGCGGTATACGGCGACGGTAAAATCGGCAAGAAGGCGGATATTATTCTGGTTGAGGAGAAGGGCAGCGGCATCACGCTGCTCCAAGACCTAGGCCGCATGGGCTTGCCAGTCCGTGCGTACAACCCAGGTCGCCAGGACAAGGTGGCACGGCTTCACACCGTCTCGTACCTGCCTGCCAACGGCCGCGTGTGGATACCTGAGTCTGTGAAGAAGGAGAGGCACTTCAGGACATGGGCCGAGCCCTTCGTCGAGCAGCTGTGCATCTTCCCCAACGACGAAGAGGGCCACGACGACTACGTGGACACCTTCAGCCAAGCGATGTCGCTGCTGCGTGACGAGGGCTGGCTGGTCATCGACCCGGCCGATGTTCCACAAACTTACGCCGACGACGCGAGACCCAGGGGCAACCCGTACTTCGCTTAGCCGTTTACTTCCCGGGCCTCACTGGCCTATAATCGGGCGCAACCCACCTGTGGAGGCTGCATGAGCACCCTGTCTGAAGCCGCAAATATGCTGGCCTACATTGGCCGCAACCTCATGAAGGTCGCCGAGAAGCCTGGCGCTTTCCAGCTCCCCCGTGACCTAGGCAATACGCCCGCTGACATCGTGCGCAACGCGTCGACCGCCAAGGTGCCGCTCACGCTCTACGGCCCCAACGACGTAGCAGCCAAGCACGAGTTCCTGAACCAGCTAGCCCACGACAACGCCGAGGCCTACATCCGCAACGTCGTGGTGCCCAGGCAGGCAGCCAAAGGCAACCAGATGACTGAGGGTGAGATTCAAAGCCGCATCGATGAGGCGCATGCGCACAACCTCGCCTCGTACATCGGCCTGCCGCGCAGCTCCCACTCGCTGAGCAGCGGGTACGGCGACCTGTACGGCAATGAGCAGAACTGGGTGATCGCCACGCCGCATGGCTTTGGTGCCATCGCCACCCCGAACCTCGACGACCCGTTGCACACTGAGATTGCTGCCCTGCACCTGAACAGTGAGGGCAGGCCCTCAGGCGGCGGCACGAATGCCTACCAGGCCATGCTGGCCCTTACCAAGAACCTGGGCGTGAAGAACTATACGTCTGACCTCACCCCCATCAACGCCTTCCGCAAGGCGGCGCAGCTGACCAGCCACGGGCTGCGCACCGGGGACCTCAGCCACGTCGCCATTGACCCGATGAACTACTTCTCGGCTGGCATCATGCCGACGCCTGACATGGCGGCGTTCAACGACTTGCCGCTCGAGGCCAAGCTCGGTTACTTGGCGAAGGTGGGCAGTAGGTCCACGGACTTCGGCCTCATTGACACCGGGCAGGACGGCTTGCAGGAGCGCATGCAGGGCTCGCAGCTGTCGCCCTACCTGGTGCCGCATGACTACAGCAACATGGACCCTGTCAACTACGGCCTGTCAGGCCCCAAGCACGGCGTTGGGCCAACGTCCGTCAAGCAGGGGATGCTGACCGATTCACTGGACAATGCTTACTTCTTAGGAGCCAGAGACGTGGACCCTAGCAAGCTGAGTGATGACTTTACCAACGGCCTGTTCTATGCTGAGGGCGGCTCAGTTCAACCCACCGAGGCGCAGGCCAAGGCAGGCAACTACAAGAAGGGCCACCTGAACCTGCACGGCATGCAGCTCAGCATCGAGAACCCGAAGGGCTCAGTGCGCAGCGGCACGGACCCGAACGGCCAAGCATGGTCAGTTCAGATGCCCGCGCACTACGGCTACATCCGGCGCACCGAGGGAGCTGACGGGGACCACGTGGACGCGTACTTGGGCGACGACCACGCAAGCCCCATCGCGCACGTCATCGACCAGGTGGACCCGCACACCAAGCAGTTCGACGAGCACAAGGTCATGCTGGGCTTTGGCTCGACTCCGGAGGCAGTGAACACCTACGTGCGCGGCTTCAGCGACGGCAGCGGCCACCAGCGCCTAGGGGACGTCACGCCGGTCTCAATCAACGACCTGCGGGACTGGCTGAAGAACGGCGATACCACCAAGCCCTTCGTGCAGCGCCTGGCAAAGGGCGGCTCAGTTGAGAACGGCCCGCATGCTGGAATGACGCACTACGAGTCCTACGGCAGCGATGAGCAGGCGCCACTGGCTGGCATTGGCCACTGGCTCTCACATACTGCCCACCGGATGGCGCACCCCTTCGACCCGGACGTTATGAAGGAGACTGTGCAGAACCTGAAGGATACCTTCGACATCAACCACCCTGAGAATGCCGTGAGCTTCGTGTCGCCCCTGGGCGGCATGGCGGGCGTCATTAAGCAGTCGGGTGGCCAGTGGCTGAACGAGACGGTTGATAACGCGCTCCGCACCTTAAAGAAACCTGAGTGGCTTTCTGGTGGCGCCATGAATGAGGTGCAACCAGGCTCCTTCAAAGAATATCTGGACCAACGTGACGCGTCGCTAGGACGCGGTGACTCGCACCAAAATGTGAATACGCAAAACGGCATGCACCGGTGGTTCCAGCAGACTTACCCTGGCGCGTACAACCAAGCAGTCGGCCACAACATTGCCGTCAACAAGTGGATTGATGGACCGCTGCGCAAGTACATCATGCGGGACATGGGCTCGCCGCAAGACCCCATCCTTCAGCTCCATGAGCAGGGCATCTCGCACTTGGCAGACCCGGTCTACCAGCTCAACTACGACATCAGCAAGCATGGCAATCCCGCGTTCCAACATGACAACCAGCAGTACACAGCAACAACTGACTGGAGCAAGGCCTGGGAGGGCACGGCTGACAACGCCATCTCGACACTGAGCGCGCTCGCCCATGCAACCACGATGCATGATTATCTCGCAGGTGATACGCCACCATGGCTGATGAAGTTAGCCGGCAACCCAGAAACCTATAACACACCTGTTCACAGCATCGCAGACCCGCAGTATGCGCTAGAGGACCTCGGCTTTGGCCATCTTACCGACCACCTGAAGAATCAACTTGACACTGGGCAGCTCCGCCCCGAGCAGTTGAACAAAGTTTCGGTGGCCGATGCTGTGCGCGGCGCCCACCAGTGGAACCAAGAGCTGGCGGCAAAGATGGCGGACCAGAATGCTGCGCTAGCTAACAACCCCGCCACCCACCTGTTGAAGGACTACGGCGATGGGATGAAGTGGGTCGAGCTCAAGGCGCCGAGCAGCAAGGAGGACTTCGCGGCAGTTCCCTACAAGGACCTGCTAGATGAGGTGCCGATGGACGTCAACGAGCGCATCCAAGACGAGGCCCATGACGCTGTCCGTGCCGACAACCCAGGCATCGATGATGAGTCCGATGATTACATGGCGCAGGTAACTGACCGCACTTGGCGCGGCTTGCAAGAGTGGGCAGCTAACAACCCGCAGATGGTGAGCAAATCCCTCAAAGACGCGCTCAGCTACGAAGGCAACCAGATGGGTCACTGCGTTGGTGGCTACTGCCCCAGCGTGCAGAGCGGCCAGTCGCGCATCTTCTCTCTGCGCGATGCCAAGGGCCAGCCGCACGTGACGATTGAGACAGCTCCTGACGAGCTGGACCCGCGGTTCGTTGACGACTCAGGTATCAGGGAGCAGCTAGCCAAGCAATTTGGGCCTGACGAAGAAGGCACGCAGGCTTGGAATGAGGCATATAACACCTTGGCCGCGCAGCAGATGAGCAAGTCCCCAGCTCGCGTCGTCCAAATTAAAGGCAAGCAGAACGCGGCGCCGGTCGAGAAGTACCTGCCCTACGTGCAGGACTTCGTGAAGACTCAAGGGCCGTGGTCTGGTGTCGGCGACCTGAGGAACACCGGTCTCGTGGACTTCACCAAGGGAGCTAGCGCCAACTTGCTTGAGCACGGCACCGGCCAGCGCCAGCCCTACACCATCGACCCCGGCTACTACACGCCGACCGAGCTGGCGGACCATCTTATCCTGCAGGGCGCGGACCCGCTGGTCGCCATCCAACATGCCGGCGCCTACGACCATCCGCTGCTGCAGCAGGTTGATGAAACTGGCCAACCCATGCGCTATAATCTCGAGGACCCTAACCTGCAGTAGGAGGATACCATGCCGCTAGTCAAGTCTACCTCAAAGAAGGCCTTCAGCCAGAACGTGAAGACCGAGCGCAACGCTGGGAAGCCGCTTGACCAATCATTGGCTATTGCCTATAGCACCCAACGCCAAGCCAGGCGCCATCACATCCAAGAGAAAGGACAGCAACATGGCTGAGATGCCCATTGAACCTGAATTTGGCCGCCACATCGCCCCCATCACCGGGAGCTCTGAGCAGGACCTGCAGGAGGTTGAGGCGCTGCCGCCTGACGCTGAGTTCTTGGAAAACGAGGATGGCTCCGTGACTGTAGTAACTGGCGATGCCGGCCCCGACCAAGATGATGAGTTCTTCGACAACCTGGCAGAAGGCGTCATCGATGACAGCGAGCTCAACCACGTGGCGACGACGCTGCTGGACCTTATCGAGCGCGACAAGGAAGCCCGCAAGAAGCGCGATGAGCAGTACGCCGAGGGCATCAAGCGCACCGGCCTGGGCAACGAAGCGCCGGGTGGTGCCAGCTTCGAGGGCGCCTCCAAGGCCGTTCACCCGCTGCTGGCCGAGGGCTGCATCGACTTCGGGGCCAGAGCTGTCAAGGAACTCTTCCCGCCGTCCGGTCCTGTCAAGACCCACATCATCGGTGACGCTACTACTGACCAGCTGGAGAAGGCGGACCGCAAGAAGACCTTCATGAACTACCAGCTGACCGGGAGCGGCAAGCTGTGTATCTTGGAGTACCGCGCTGAGCTCGAGCAGCTGCTGAGCCAGCTCCCACTGGGCGGCAGCCAGTACCTGAAGATTTGGCACAACGATTCTGTCATGCGCCACCAAGCCGAGTTCGTGCCGATCGACGACGTCTTCCTGCCGTACTCAGCCGTCAGCTTCACGACCTCAGCTCGCGTGACTCACCGGCAGATGATAACCCGCGCTGAGTTCGAGCGCCGGGTGGAGAGCGGCCTCTACCGCGACATCAACTTCACGGACCCGTCTGTCTTCGTCGACCAGAGTGCAGCCTCGAAGGCCAACGAGGCGGTTGAGGGCGCCACCGATGAGATGTCCTACAACGAGGACGGCCTCCGCCAAATCTACGAAATTTATGCCGACTGGAAGTTTGTCGACGACCGCTTCGCCAATGAGCGCACCGCCTCCTACATCATCACCATCGACGACTCGACCCGCAAGGTCCTGTCCGTCTACCGCAACTGGGAAGAAGACGACGAGTCGATGACCAAGCTGGAGTGGCTGGTCGACTTCAACTTCATCCCGTGGCGCGGTGCCTACGCCGTCGGCCTGCCACACCTGATTGGTTCACTGTCTGGCGCCTTGACCGGTGCCCTGCGCGCCCTGCTGGACTCTGCCCACATCAACAACGCGGCCACGATGCTGAAGCTCAAGGGGGCTCGCACCTCTGGGCAGAACGTGCAGGTCGAGGTCACCGAGGTTTGCGAGATTGAGGGACCGACTGGCATCGACGACATCCGCAAGCTGGCCATGCCGATGCCGTTCAATCCCCCGTCAACCGTGCTCTTCCAGCTGCTCGACTGGATTGTCAACCAGGCCAAGGGGGTCGTGCAGACGGCCGAGGAGTCAATCGCCAATGCTAGCGCCAACACGCCAGTTGGCACCACCCTGGCGCTCATCGAGCAGGGCAGCCAGGTGTTCAGCGCCATCCACGCCCGCTTGCACGACTCACAACGCCGCTGCTTGGCCATCATCCACCGCCTGAACGGTCGCTACCTGAACGACAAGGAGGTGGTTGAGGAGCTGGGCAACTTGGTGGTGTCCCGCCAGGACTTCGTGGGGCCGATGGACATCCAGCCGGTCTCCGACCCCAACATCTTCTCTGACGCCCAGCGCTACGCGCAGCTCCAGGCTGCCATGCAGCTGGCTGACAAGTACCCGAACCTCTACAAGCTAGACAAATTGAATGAGCGCGCCCTGCGCCTCATCAAGCTGCCCGACTTTGAGGAGGTGCTCAACATCCAGGAGGAGCCGCAGCAAACCGACCCGGTCACTGAGAACACGCTGGCCGCCTCTGGCGAGCGCCCGCTGAAGGTCTACCCTGACCAGGACCACCTTGGCCACCTGACAGCCCACGTGATGTTCATGACCTCACCCATCTTCTGCGCGAATCCCATCATGGCGAACCCGACGCTGCCTACCCTCATCCAGCACTGCCGTGAGCACCTGCTGGCCGAGTACGCGAAGCAGGCGAAAGCCGCCTTGGCAGCTGGCATAGAAATCTCACCGACTCCAGAGGATGCCGCGAAGTTCTCTGGCGTCTTGGCTGACCAAGAACTGGCGAAGAAGCTAGGCGACATCATGCAGCACCTGAGCCAAGTGGCTCAGCAGCAGACGCAGCTGATTCCGCCGCAGCCGCCCGCTGACCCGAACGCCGCCGTCAACCTGCAAATCGGCATGGCTGAGATTCAGCGCAAGAAGGACGCTACGCAGCAGGACATCCAGCTCAAGACGGAGCTGCAGCAGCTCAAGAATGAGCAGGAGCAGCAGGCCGCGGCGCAGCAAGCGCAGCTCGAGCAGGTGCGTGAGGAGGCGCGCGCTCAGGCAGATGCGGCCGCTCAGCAGCTGGAGCATGAGCGCCAGCAGTCGCAGGCCGCCATTGACGCCGCCATCCAGCTGATTCGCGACGAGAACGACAACCACACCAAGGTGCTTGTGGCGCAGATGCAAGCCACCCACCAGGCGGTCAGCGACAACAACAGCGCTCAGCAAGCGCAGCTGCAAACGATGCTGGAGCAGCTGATGAACCAGCCCAGCTTCATGCAGCGGGTGCTGCAACGGTTCGGCATCAACCAGCCAGCAGCACAGCAGGCTCAACCACCACAAGGTCCTGAGCAGCAGTGAGTTTACAGTGAGCTAGCACCAGGACTAGAATTCGTCCGTCCTCCATTAACCGGCACAAGGAGCGCACCATGGCAAAGAGCAACATCAAGAACAACACCCACGGCCTGAGCCAGCACCAACGCCTGGCGCGCGGTGAGGCGGTAACTGGCCAGACCCTCCGTTCCGGCGGCCGCGTCAAGAAGGTGGCCGACACCGACAAAGACAAGATGTGCAACGGCGGGGTCGTTCGCAAGCGCGGCGGCCGTGTTTGAAGACAAGCAGCTGAAGGAGCTTCACGAGCGCCGCAAGGCGCTTGCTGAGGGCGTCCTTCAAACGCCGCCCGACAACTACGCCTCGTTCCGCGAGGTGGTCGGCGAGTACCGCGGCTTGACCACCGCCATCGACATCATCACCAACGTTCTAAAAGGAAGGGAAGACCTATGAGCATCTTCAAGCATCTTAGCGAGGAAGGCGAAGTCTTGTATGAAGAAGTCTGCCACGAGTGCGCCACGATCGAAGCGTGGATTAACAAGCACTTTGGCAGCATCCCGTTGCCTGATGGTCACAAAGTGACCATGGATGGCGAAGCCGCGGCGGCTCCAGCCGAGAAGCCGAAAGGAGGTGATGACGTTGGCCAGACAGAAAACAGTGGCGGAGAAGATAAAGCGCCCGGGAGCCCTTCACCAGAAGCTGGGAGTCCCGCAGGGACAGAAGATACCAGCGAAAAAGCTGAACCAAGCAGCGAAGGAGCCGGGACTGCTGGGGCAGGAGGCGAGGTTCGCGAAGAACATCAACAAGAACAAGTAGCCCCTGCCAATGGCGAGTAAGTTCGACGTCATTGACCCTGTCGCAGAGGCAGTAAAGCGCCACCATGAGTCCCTGCTCCGCGAGCTCGGGCTCATGGCTGGCACCTCCGATGCTGACATCAACCCCATCCACATGATTCGCATCGAGAACCTCATGAACGAGGTTACCACCCACTTCGTGTACGACCTGAAGCGCCTCATGAAGAAGTAATCCACCAACCCACAACCTAAACTGAAAGGAGCCACCGAATGGTGACTGAAACCTCTCAACCAGCATTTACCGAATCGGCAACCGCCTCTGGCATAGCCGTCATTGAAAAAGCCGCCACCCCGTGGTTCGCTCCGCACGCGAGCGAGCTCGACTGGTTCTTCCCGCAAGTTGACCCGATGCACCGCCCGCTGGGCAACAAGGTGCTTGTGCAGCTGAAGCGCACCAAGCGCAAGACTAAAAGCGGCATCCAGCTTGTCAGCGAGACCAAAGAGACCGAGAAGTGGAACACACAGGTCGGCAAGGTCATCGCGCTGGGGCCGATTGCCTACCATAACCGCTCGACTGGCGAGCCCTGGCCGGAAGGCATGTGGGTAGCCGAGGGCGACTTTGTCCGCTGCCCGCGCTGGGGCGGCGACCGCTGGGAAATCCCGATGGAGGGCGAACCAGAGGACCCAGCCTTGTTCGTGGTGTTCAATGACCACGAAATTTTCGCTGAGGTGACTGGCGACCCACTGAAGGTGAAAGCCTTCATCCTTTAATCGACTGGAGAAACCATGGGCGAGAACAACAATCAAGGTTCACAAGACGACCTGCGTGACCTCACAGTCCGCGAAGAGCACGACGGCTCAGCGGTCGTTGAGTTCGCTGACCCGGAAGCGGCTGCCGGCACGCAGCAACAGCAAGCGCAGTCAGGCGCTGGTGAAGATGAGGACGAAAACAACCTGACTGACGCCGAGCAGGCAGAGTTGGTCGGCAAGACGGAGGATGAGCAAGAAGCTATTCGCGCCCGTCGCCGCGCTGAGCGTCAGCACCGCAAGCAAGTTCGCAAGGACCGCGAGAACCTGCTGCAGCGCCAGCTAGAAGCTGAGCGTGCTGCCCGCCAGCAGATGGAGCAGCGCTTAGCCGCCATCGAGCAGAAGAACACCGGCAGTGAGCTGGCCCGTATCGACGTCGGCATCACTGAGGCGATCAATGCCGCCGAGTACTGGAAGCGCCAAGCGGCTGTCTTCCAGTCCCAGAACAACGGGGCTGCGATGATGGACGCCACCGAGAAGATGTTTGCGGCTAAGCAGAAGGCAATGGAGCTGACGAACGTCAAGCAGGCCTACTCGCAGCGCCTGTCGCAGCCAGCCCCGACCGACCCACGTCTCCTGAACAACGCGCAAGCGTGGCTCAACGACAACAAGTGGTACGACCCGAACGCGCGTGACGAGGACAGCCGCATCGTGCGCATCATCGATGACGGAGTTCTGGCAGATGGCTTCGACCCCACGATGCCTGAGTACTGGGAGGAGCTGACCAACCGCGTGAAGCGCCGCCTGCCCCACCACTTCGCAGCGCCGTCTAACACCGGTGGTGACGGCGACACGACTACTCGGCGCAGCGCACCCAACCACGTCACTGGCAGCGACCGCAGCTCATCGGGCTCCGCTCCCGGCCAGCGTAAGGGGGTCGGTACCTTCCACCTGTCAGCAGAGCGGGTGCAGGCCATCAAGGAAGCCGGCAAGTGGGATGACCCAGCTGAACGCAACAAGATGATTCAGCGCTACCGCGACTACGATCGCCAACACAAGGCATAAGGAGTAGACCATGACTAAGAAGACCACTACCTCACGCGCTCCTGTCGCTAAGGACGACGAGCGCACCACAATGAACCGCACCCCGGGCCGTGAGAATCCTGGGGCGGCTGACCTGGAGCGCACCGGCGAGGACGGTACCGTTCTGTCAGCTGCCGAGCGGGCTGCCATGCTGCGCGACGAGTTCACGCAAGAGGCGCTGCCGAAGCCGCCGAAAATTCCTGGGTTCCACACCTGCTGGCTGTCGACCAACAACTCGTACGACCCCATCCACAAGCGGATGCGCGTTGGCTACACGCCGGTGAAAGCAGAAGAGGTGGCTGGCATGGACCTCTACAAGGTGAGGGAAGGCGAGTGGGACGGCTTCATCAGCTGCAACGAAATGGTGCTGTTCAAGATTCCGGAAGAAGTCTACCAAGAAATCATGATGCTCTTCCACCACACGATGCCGATGGAAGAAGAACAGCGCATCAAGCGCCAGATGGAAGACCTCAAGAAGGATGACCGCACCCAGACCGAGCTGGAAGAAGGTGTGACCGAGCTGGCCGTGCACCGGCCTGGCAAGTTCCTGCCCGACTAACCACAAAGTTAGTAGTGAATGTAGCGTGGGGCCGATGTACTTGGCCCCATTTTCATTGTATAAAGGCACCACAGCACAAATGTGCGCCAGAGAAATCTTCGTCAAGGACTGCTTCTGGCTAAGAAGCGGCGAAAAAAGAAGATTTGGGAGCAGCCAAAGCTGATTCTGAGTTTACTTTTAACCTTTGACGGAGGACACCATGTCTGCAACGTTGAATCCCTTCGGTCTGCGGTGCGCATACCATCCGACCGGCAGCACCCGCGGCAAGAAGTACACCATCGCGTCCGGCTACAATACCGCCATCTACAAGCAGGACCCGGTTATTCTGAGCACCAACGGCACCATCACCATCGGCACGGCAGCTGCTGACATCCTGGGCACGTTCCTGGGCTGCGAGTACACTGACAGCGGCACCGGCAAGCGCGTAGTCTCGGACTACTGGCCTGCCAGCCAAGCTGCTACCGACATCGTCGCCTGGGTGGATGACGACCCCAACACCGTTTATGAGGTGCAGGCCAACGGTTCCATCGCGCAAACCGCGATCGGCGACCAGGCTGACATCGTGATGAATGGTGGTTCTACAAGCACTGGTCTGAGCGCCGCTGCATTGAGCTCCACACTGGCTGGTGCCGGCGCGCAAGCTCAGTTCCGCATCGTGGGCTTCGGTGGTGCGTTGGACAACGCTGTGGGCGATGCCTACACCGTGGTGCAGGTGAAGATTGCCCGCCACCAGTTCGTGTCCAACAAGGTCGCAATCTAACAGGAGGAACTGACATGAAATACATCAAAGCGCTTTTCGCCCTCCTGTTCACCGCCATCGGTGACAAGATTGAGGGCTTCATGCTGGCCACAGGCGGTATGCTGTGCGCCGCGGCCCCCATGCGGAGCACTGACTTCCGCTCCATCGTCGAACCGATTCTGAACGAAGCGTTCGACGGCGTCTACGACCAGCGGGCCGACGAGTGGAAGGAAGTGGCGACCGAAGAAAACGGCACGCCGCGTAACTACCACGAAGAACCGGTGCTGTATGGTTTCGGGGCTGCTCCCGAACTGCCTGACGGCATGCCGGTCACCTACCAGTCTGGTGGCGTGCTCTTCGTGAAGCGCTACGTCTACAAGGTCTACGGCCTGGCTTATGCCCTGACCAAGGTCCTGGTGGAAGACGGCGATCACATCCGCATCGGTACCACCTACGCGAAGCACCTGGCCCAGTCCCTGGTGGAAACCAAGGAAACCAAGGTGGCCAACGACCTGAACCGCGCCTTCAACGGTTCGTACGTCGGTGGCGACGGCGTGGCGCTGTGCGTGAACAACCACCCGATTGTCGGCGGTACCTTCAGCAACGTGCTGGCCACCGCAGCGGCTCTGTCGCAAACCAGCTTGGAGCAGATGCTGATTCAGATTCGCTCCGCTGTTGACAACAACGGCAAGAAGATTCGCCTGCAGCCCAAGAAGTTGGTTGTGGCTCCGGGCAACATCTTCCAAGCTGAGGTCCTGTTGAAGTCGGTGCTGCGTACAGGTACCAACAACAACGACCTGAACCCGGTGAAGAGCATGGGGCTGCTGCAAGCTGACGCCGCCGTGCTGTCTCGTCTCACCTCGCCGACCGCCTGGTTCATCCAGACTGACGCCCCTGTGGGCCTCCGCGTGCTGATGCGCCGCAAGCTGGAGAAATCCATGGAGGGTGACTTCGAGACTGACTCGATTCGCTACAAGGCGACCGAGCGTTACGAAACCGGCTGGACCGACCCACGCTGCATGTTCGGCACCCCGGGTGCTTAACTGACGGCAACTAAGGAGAGGGGCCTTAGGGCCCCTCACTCACAAAGTAGGTAAACTTTTCAAGAAGGAACCTCACCATGCAAATTTCTGACGACATCTTTCTGGGCCCGGTTAATACCAACCAGGGCATGGATTCTTCCCTCGGCGAATCTTCGCCGATGGCTAACGGCGTGGGGCCGATGGGCCGCATCTTCTTGTGGGACACTGTGCCGCTGGCGCTGAATGCCACTGGCTTGGCTGCTGCGCAAGCAGTTGCTGGTGCCGGCAACCTGACCCTGACGGCTGGTACCGGCATCACGCAGTCTACCGACGCCTACGGCAACTTTCGCTACTCGGTTGACGTGCCGCGCTGCTTGAGCGCCGTGTCGAGCAACGTTGGTGACACCACGCAGACAGTGACCTTCTCTGGCTACGACGTCTACGGCCAGGCGATGACTGACACCATCACGCTGAACGGCACCACCACCGTGCTGACCAAGAAAGCCTTCAAGTCGGTCACCAGCATCCACGTCTCGGCGGCCACCGCCGGCAACGTCTCCGCCGGTACCACCAACACCCTGGGTTGCCCGGTCCGCCTGCTGAGCAAGGACTACATCACGTTCAGCTACAACGCCACGACTGGCCTGCTGGCTGCGGTGACCGCTGCCGATACCACCAGCCCGGCCACAGCGCTGACTGGCGACGTGCGTGGCACCATTGCGCTAGCCGCGGCCTCCGACGGCGTGAAGCGCCTGGTGGCAATGATCGGTATGCCGGCCATAGCAGTTGGTCCCAACGCAACTCGCATTGGAGCCCTTGGCGTCGACCAGGCTTAATAGGAGGCCAACATGAGGCCTATCAATAAGAGCTACACGCCAGCAGCCGCTAACGCGACTGGCATCGCTACGGGGCTCACCGGGGCTGGCCCATTCACCACCTTCACCGCTAACGGGGCGGGTGACAACATGGGCCACCAGCTGAGCTTTACGTCCGCGGCTAACCTGTCTGGCATCAACCTCACCGTCGTAGGTGTTGATGCCGATGGCAACCCCAGGACGGAAACGCTGGCTGGTCCAAATGCCAACACGGTCAACTCCGTCCGTGACTATCTGACCATCACGTCCATCACGGCCTCTAGCACGCTGGGGGCTAACACGATGAACGTCGGCTGGACAGCTGTGGCAGTGAGCCAGATGTTCATCTTGGACCAGCGGTCAGGCATCGGCGCGCGCTTCGGGCTGCAAGTCACCGGCACCATCAACTACACGGTGCAGGAGACATGGCACCCAGTGTTCTTGCCGCAGCCCCCGTGGGGCACGTACCAAGAGAACCTGCCGTGGGCGAACGATGCTAACCTGACCAACCAGACAGCGACGGCGAACGCGCAACTGCCGCCTGAAATGACAGCCGCCCGCATCGTGGTGAACAGCGTGACAGCTGGTGCCACGATTGACGCATGGGTGAACCAGTACGCAGAGTGGGGCTCGTAATCGTTAACTGAAGCAGGCTGGACAGCCTGCTGCCAGAAAGGATTGACAAAGAAAGGACACCGCAATGACCACCTCAGGAACCGTCGGCACCACAGTCATCGACGTGACTTCCTTCATCGAACACGCGGTGCGTCGTTGTGGTGTTTCTGCCTCCATCATGACAGCTGAACAACAGCTGTCTGCCAGAGAGAACCTCTACATGCTGCTCATGGACCTCGCTAACCGCGGGGTCAATCTGTGGTGCGTTGAGAAGCAGGTGCTCTCGTTGTACAGCAACCAGAAGGTGTACAACCTGGCAGTCGGCTCTGTCGACCTCCTGCGCGCCAACTACCGCACTGTCCAGCAACCCACGAGCTCGGCAGTGAGTGGCTCGGGGTATGTCGGCGTGAACTACGGCTCGGGCATCGTGGTAGCAGTTGCCACCATCGGCTTCACGCCGTCGGCTTCAGCCGCCCATACCCTGGTGGCCGAAACCTCGCCGGATGGCGCGACCTGGACCCAGGTGGCAGCGCTGGCGACAGCGGCCACCCTGGTGGCTGGCCAACAGTATTGGTACGACATCGACAACACGGCGGCTGCTCAGTACTGGCGCATCAGGGAGACCTCTGGTCAAACGCTGTCAGGTGCCACCGCGTTGTTTGGCTCCAGCCCCACTGAGATTCCGATGGCGAAGCTGAGCCGTGACAGCTACACTACACTGCCCAACCAGGACTTTGCTGGTCGGCCTCTGCAGTACTGGTATGACAAGCAGGCAGCCCAGCCGCGCGTCTGGCTCTGGCCGGTCCCTAATGACCCCACAGCCTCAATGGTAGCCTGGGTCCATCGCCACATCCAGGACGTGGGTGCTTTGACGAACACGTTGGACCTGCCAGCTCGCTGGTACCAGACCGTGCTCTATCAGCTGGCCTTTCTGACCGGGATGGAGATTCCCACGGTCGACAAGGACCGCCTGATGGTGGTGAAGCAGCTCGGCGATGAGCACCTGCTCCGCGCTGAAGACGGCGAGCGCGACGGCGCCCCCATCCGGTTTGCCCCCAACATCCGTCCGTATACGAGCTGACCATGAGCCTCTACTTAGACACACGCGGTAAAACCACGGTAGCTATCGGCATCTGTGACCGCTGCAAGCTGAAGATGCCCGTGGCTGACATGGTGACTGACGGCAACACTCCGAGCATCAGAGGCCACAAGGAGTGCATGGATGTGCTGGACCCGTGGCGCCTGCCGGCGCGACAGACTGAGAACATCACCCTGCGCTACCCCAGGCCCGATACCGACATCTCAACCTCACCGGTGCCATTACCGGTGCCTGATGGAGAACCAGCATGAGCTTCGTAAACGTTTTCGGCGGCGGCACCCTCCAGCCGTCTGACATCAGCTACCGCGCCATCGCGCTGGCGGCTAACACCACCCTGGTCTGGCCGAAGGACAGCCAGAGCGCGACCGACTACGTAGCGCGCGTGAACGACGTGACCCCAAGCGGTGCCGGTCTGTCAATCACCATGCCGAACGCCAACGAGGTGTCGACCGGCATGGACATCTTATTCCGCAATCTTGGTGCCAACTCGTTCAATGTGTTGGACGCCAGCGGCAATGTCATCGTCGCCGTGCCGGCTGGCACGATGCAGCTGATTTACCTGACCGACAACACCACCACCTATGGAGCGTGGGGCGTCGTTGCCTTCGGGGCAGGTTCTGCTGCCATCAACGTGGCGAGCGTGGCGGGCCTTGGCCTCATCTCGACAGGCCCGCAGCTGGAGACCGCCATCCAGAGCCAGGTAGTGAGCGCTGGCAACATCAACATCGACAGCACCTATCGCGCGCAGGCGGTTATCTGGACAGGCGGCGCCACCACGGTGCAGTTGCCTCAGGTGGCCTCAGTTGGCAGCGACTTCTGGTTCGTGCTGCGCAACCAGGGTACTGGCGTGATTACGCTGGCTGCCGCCGCTTCCGAATACATGGACGGCTCAGCTACAATCACGCTGCAGCCGACTGAGTCGTGCATCGTGCTGGCTGGCGTGACAGCTAACTGGTACTCAGCCGGTCGCGGCCGGTCGACGTCGTTCGACTTCACCCAGCTGGTCAAGACAGTCACTGGCGGCACCTACACGATGTCGTTGGCTGAGGCGACCAATGTCGTGCAGAAGTACCAGGGAACATTGACTGCCAACCAGGTCATCGTGCTGCCAGCCGTGGTGCAGGTATACTACGTGCAGAATGCCACCAGCGGTGCGTATACGATGACCTTCAAGTCGCCGACGCCAGGAACTGTTATTGCCCTACCGTCTGGCCAGAATGCCGTGCTCTTCTGCGACGGTACCAATGTCATCAACTGCAGTACCACCGTGTCTGGGTTGACCGCCCTCCTGCTTGGCATGGGGTCAGTCTCCGCGCCATCAATTGCTTTCTCTGGCGACCCCAGCACCGGTATCTATCAGCCGCTGACGCGCACCATCGGCTTCGCCGTGGCCGGTTATGAGGTGGCGCGCATCACAGCAGCCGGCTTGAACGGCGCGTTGGGTGGGACGACCCCCAGCACGGCTACCATCACTACACTGACGATGACGCAGGCCATCAATGAGGCGGCCCCTGTG